ATCCAACTCAGTTGAGGGGGCAGGTGATCGCTGGCAGCAGGGGGGGGTGGGGGCAGCACAACGCGCATAGTCCCGTAGGGACCGCGCTACATATATGGTGACCAGTCATATGTTCGCTAAATCTTTGATTTAGAAGGGTTATTGCTGTCCACGATAGTAGCATCCAGCCCTAATGCTTTCAGCTTGTCTCCGACAATGCGCTCCAATGCCTTGATATCGTTGGGCTTTTCCTTTTCACTTGCAGTGAACAGTCCGACTTCTGGCACCTTACCTAGTAGCTCCAGTGCTCTGATACGTGCACCATCATTGCGGGCTTCGGTTGCCTCAAACCATAAGCGTTCCAACACCTTAGAGCGCATCATATCCCCGCTGATGCTATTAACCTCCCTCTTCTTCTCCATCCCTGCCCCTATGATCTGGGCCACCTCAGGATGTCGCATGAGCTTCCAAGCCTCAGTCGCAATCGAAGCTTTCTTCATGTTCTCTGCATTATATGCAGCTTTGTAGGCTTCACTCTGGCTCATCCCTTTAAGGATGTTGCCTGCGAAGTCGTTCATCTGCTTAGTTAGTCTCTTTCTACCCTTCCCCTTCGGGGGTAGTGCCGTGGAACTATTGAGCTTTTCAGCGTCCACCTCTGGTGGATTACTATCTGCTCTTACTATCTCTATGTCTTCTAAAGCCCTGTATGCTTTGTCTTGGATGTCATCCATAAAACCGCCCCTTCGGGGTTATGCGGGCACACTGGACACCGAAGCAACATATGATCGAGTTCCAATCCCGCGCACAAGATTTCGCGTTTACTTACCGCGCACCAATCTTAACCCCCTATTCTTCCCGCTGCAATCCCCCCTTGTGTGCACGCCTCTGCCTACGCATCACGCGCCTGCACGCCTCTGCCTACGTGTGCACGCCTAGGCAGACCCGTGTGAAAGGCCCAAAACCTCAACCCCAACCACCAAGAACGGCAACGAATTGTGACCCGTCACCAATCCTGCACCACGGTTCACATGACAACGTGCGAAAACCAGAGGTTTTTCACGCATTGTCGCAGGAAACCATCATGATCCCGCAAGGACCACAAAAATCGCCATTTTTAAGGCTTGGCAATCAAACAAGCCCTAAAGGGCTTGACAAATGCTTTACCGTTTGGTTTAGTAATGGGGCTTTCGGCGGCAACGTCGAGAGCCACGGCCCTCCGAAGGGGCCACGGCATAAATACCTTCGGTCCGCGGCGATTGCTGATGCGGTTTGTCTCTTACACGATACCTCTGGTATTCACATGAGAGAGAGGCCAAAGACCATTCCAAAGTGGGACATTGACTGCTTCGTGTGAAGCCTTGTCTGTCGGTTACCCTAAAGGGTGCCGGACGGAAGTTGGACCTCGGCCCGTTCGAGTAACCTGCTGTGCGTGACGACACATGCTCCGTGTGGGCGCTGGCTTTGCCTCGCATGGTCCTCTGGACTGTGCGCAGCAAAGACAATCCCAATAATGCCGGAGGCATGGCAGGAAGTGCAATCCTTTCCTTTTCCAGAAAAGGACAGCGTAGCCTATTTTTCAGGCTGTTAAACGCTGTTTATTCGGAACAGGGGGTTACTTGTAACCCCTTGTTCCGGTTTAGTTATTTCAAACAAAAGGGAGTACATAGAATGTACAACAAACATACTCAACACTTTATCCGTAAGGATACTGACGAACAGGGAAACAACACTAAGGAACTGGTCTATGAGACCACTCGCACACTCAAATTCAACATCCTTGGATTTGAATTTGGTGCCCTGCTCAATCTGTCCCCTTACAGGGAACAGTACCTGCTGATCTTTGCTGGTGAACGAGAGTTCACCCCTTGGATAGACTAATACTGCATTCGGGACAACACTAACGTGTTGTTCCGGTTAGGTTATTACCAACTGGAAGGAAAACACCATGAACACCACTGAAGTGACAGTACCTATGGCAACAATCTGCTACCTGATTAACGGTGACGCCGAAGGCTTAACCGTTAATGAGATTAGCAAGATAGAAGTCTATCTTGCTGGCCTGCGGGTAATTGATGTTGTCCGTGACGAAGACGGTGATTTTGAAGGCCGCTTTAGCGGCTGTGCCGACCTCTACGGCTCACCCTATAAGGGTGCCGAAGTGGTCGATGTGGTAGCCGAAGTGCTGCCAGCCCACTAATACTGCATTCGGGACAAGGCTAACGCCTTGTTCCGGTTAGGTTATTACCAACTGGAAGGAACAAACCGTGAAAAACATTAAATATGTCACACCACTGGCAACAACGCTTGCGGTCCTATGCGGGATAAACTTGTTTATCCTCTTGGGCCTGACCGCCTCATTGTTTGGGGCTTGGCTTGGCGGTGTTGACGTGATGAACGTAGGCTTCTTCTCCGAAGAAGGTGCCTCAATCAACGACTTTATCAACAGATAGGGAGAACACAATGTTCTACATTGTTGAGCATGGATTTGGCGGCTGGAACTCCGGCAAGTTCAAGTGCTACAACCGCAAAGCCAAGGCTTTTGAATGGGCGTTACACTTGGATAATGAGCCATACCGAACCACCAAGGGTGCCATGCGCGTTCTTTTCCAGATGGAAAAGAATGGAACAATCAAGTTCCCGGTGCTTGGCTCCGAAGGCGAAGTGCATCAGCGCCGATACTCTATCGTATCGGCTGAAAACCTGAACAAGGCCAGAGCCTCACGGCGACAGGCTGAACTAGCCGTAGGCTAGTAACGTTGGGCAATGGTGCCCTTCCAGTGCCTACGCCCCCTAGAACCTTACGGTGATAGGGGGCTAGGTCACTGATTTTGTTAAGTTATTCGTTAGGTTATTTTCAATAACCCCAGTCTCAAATTGTGACTGGTCACTACTACTGGAAGGGAAAAATAAGCCATGCTTATTAGCCAAACACAAAACTACATCACGGCCATGGTTCTTGCTCGCAAGAACGTCTTTATGTGGTCGGCTCCCGGTATCGGGAAAACGACGACTGTTCGCAATGTGGCGAAGCACATCAGGACGCACCACATCCCCGATTATGGACTGATCGTTTGCGATCTGTCCATGATGGACGCTGTTGACTTCAACGGCACGCCAAAGGTCGAAGATGGCACCACTAGGTGGTATCCACCTGCCTTTTGGGATGAACTAAACGGTCGCTTTGTGGAACTCCACAAAGAGCCTGACTGGCAGGGCATCATCTTTATGGATGAATTCTCGCAAGCGTTCCAGATGACGCAGAATGCGGCTGGCACGATGGTGATGGATCGTCGTATCGGCCAATATCCGCTGCCTAAAGGCGTGTCATTTGTTGGAGCATCCAACAAACGGGAACACAAGGCAGGCACCCATGAAATGGGTACACAGGTCAAAACCCGGTGGAACCACATTGATGTGGTCGCCTCTACCGATTGTTTCCGGGCACTGGCTACCAAGTTAAACTTGGTGCCGGAAGTGCTGGTGTTCACCGAAGGTCGCCCGGAATTGCTGGTGGATTTCGATCCGAAAGCTGACACATTCCCGACATTGCGGACATGGCATAATGTCTCTGACATTATGCAGCTTGATATGCCACAGAATGAACTCGAAGAGGGTATTCTTGGCTATCTTGGCGAAGCCGCAAGCAAGGAATTCATTGGGTTCCTACGGACCATTGATAGCTTGCCAACACCGGCTGAAATTCGCAACAACCCGCAGGGTGCCTTGGTTCCAACGGACCCATCGGCACTCTATGCTGTTACCGGCTTGATTGCTAACGCAATCAAAGACGAAACAGTTGACGCATTCGGAGCATACGTGGAACGTCTTCCCCGTGAATTCCAATCGGTCACTGTCGAAATGATTGAAGCATTGAATGCTTCAATTCTTGAAAGTGACTGGGGCGTCAAAATGCGGAACGAATTCGGCAACCAATAATATTTGAAGGTATTCGGGGCAATGCATTAGCATTGTCCCGGTTAGGCCATTTACACTGGTCCCGGTCACAAACTGTGACTGGTCACTAAACTGGAAGGGAAAAAACCATGATCGTGAAAGACTTATCTCAACGATGCACCTTGGTAAAGGTGACTATCAAAAAATGGTCTGGTCGCAAGCTGGATGACCAGCTTGCCACGGAAGTGCAGAGCAAACACCAGTCAAGCGCTGACTTCAAAGTCAGTAAGCCGCTGGTCGATGTGCAATCACTCAAGGACATGAAAACGCATAGCGAACATGTCCGGCGTGCCATGAAAGAATGGACCCTGCCATGGGACGAAAGTGGTTGGCGGCTATTGCCGATGTCCGCATTCACCAAATGCGACGAAGCAATCAAGGATGCCAAACTGGCATTTGATAGTGCTGCTGACCAGTTCGTAGTCGGGTACGGCGAAGCCGTTGACGAAGCAAGATTGATCTTGAATACCGCGTTTAATGAAGGGGACTATCCTTCAAAGGATGACATTCGGGACAAATTTGTCTGTGAAGTCGAATACCAAGCCGTGCCAGACACCGACGACATCCGCGTGAAAGCATCCAAGGATGCTCTCGCCGCTATCGAAGCATCGGTGAACGAAAAGCTGAACCAGCGTCTGAACGACGCTGTTTTGGAGCCTGCCACAAAGGTGGTCGATCTGGTCGGCAATCTTGCCGACGCCCTGCGCAATTATGGGCAGGACACCGGCAACGGTGGCAAGCGGGACATCTACAACGCCACAATCAACCATGTGGTTGATCTGGCCGAAGCCCTGCCCCATCTGAACCTGACCAACGACCCGGCCCTGACAAGGGCCGCAAAGCGGATCATGGATGACATTGCTCCCTATTCTAGGGATCAATTGAAATCCGATCCTGATCTTCGTGACAAAGCGGCTGATGCCGCAGAAGATGTTGCCGAAATGGCAAGCATCTTTTTGTCGGGTGGCGGCAAATCCACCTAAAAATCATTCGGGCTGTGGTTGGAGAACGTAAGTGATCCAACCGCATCCCGGTTAGGTTATTTTCAATAGCCCCGGTCACAAATTGTGACTGGTAACAATTACTGGAAGGGAAACATCAACCATGATGACACCAGAAGCAAAATTAAGCGAAGCTTACACTCGCTTGCTCCGTCATTCGCCATTCTATGGAACCTTGGCTGTCAAGGTGCCGTATGTGATAGCAAAGAAAACCCTTGGCGGTTTTCCTATCAAAACAGCGGCGACTGATGGCGTCCGGGTATACTACAACCCGGATTTTCTCGACATCCTCACCATCGGTGAGGTTGTTACTCTGGCAGCACATGAACTGTCACATATTGCCTGCCTGCACTCTGTGCGGATGGGCAATCGTGATCGTGACACATGGGGTGAGGCAACGGACTACTCTATCAACAGCATCCTTGTGGATGCCAGAGATAGCAAGGGTAAGCCGCTGTTTGAATTCCCCCACGGCAAGGGCCTTTACGACCCTGAACTGAACGGTTCCGCAGAAGATACTTATAGTATCTTGTGGAAGGCTAAAGAGCCTATTGCCGAACCGTGGGGCAAGCCGCGCGAAGATGGCGAAGATGGCGAAGGTTGCGAAGATGGCGAAGGTGGCTACCACGGCAAGCCGTCTGGTGATCGCGACACCGAAGGTGACGACCAAGACGACGAAGATATTACTGGTAACAGTAATGATCCCGGCAACGATGACGACGACAGCGAAGACGCCGATACCGAAGGTAACGGTGGCTCCGGTGACGACGACACCGAAGGTGACGACAGTGACAGTGGCGGCAATGGTGACGACGACACCGAAGGTGACGATGTTACCTTTGGAGACGACGACTTCTTTGGGGACATCCTGCCACCATGCGATGACGACGGTAAACCGTTTTCACAGGCTGATCTGGACAAGCTTGAAAAAGACACCCAGATCAACGTGGTGCAGGCTGCGCAAGTGCAGAACGCAACCAAGGGTGCCGGTGATGGCGGCATTCAACGCATCGTTAATGAGGCGTTGAAGGTCAAGACCATCGACTGGCGCGACGAGTTGCAGGAAGCATTCTCGCAGATGTTCCCCAAGTCTACGACTTGGAACCGTCCCAATCGTCGCCGGATTGCCAGTGACGTATATCTTCCTTCCATTGTGAAGGAAGACGCAGGCGAACTGGCAGTGCTGATCGACACGTCGGCATCTATCAACGAAGACTTGCTTGCGCTTTTCGAAGAAAAGCTCAACGAACTTGTCGAAGAAGCTGCGCCACAGACTGTCCACGTTCTCTACGTGGATTATGACGTGAAGGGGGTTGATACCTTCACCCTTGGTGAAGAAATCAAATTCAACCCCGTTGGCGGTGGTGGCACCCGGTTTTATCCGGGGTTCGATTACCTCAACGAAGAATGCGCCAACATCAAGGGCGCAATCTACTTCACTGACCTGATAGCATACGATGGTGACTTTGGGGACGCTCCAGACTATCCAGTCTACTGGATGTCTGATCGAAACGGCGTCAACTGGCGCAAGCATCATGGGTGCTATGGCAAAGCCTTGAAGGCTGGCCAGTACCCGGTGCCTTTTGGCCAGATCATCCTCTTCGAGGAAGATGTCTCACAAATCGCTGCCTAAGCATTGGGGGCAGGGCTAACACCCTGTCCCCGTTAGTCAATTTATGACAAATCACTATTTACTTGGAAGGGAAAACACCATGACGACATATCCTATAACGGCTTCGCCGGGATTTAAGCGTGCTATTGATTTTGCGACCGAAGTCCATGATGGGCAAGTCCGCAAATACACAGACACGCCATATATTCAGCATCCGCTGAACGTGGCACACACGCTTATAAACTCAGGCCACGACATGAAGCACATAGCTTTGGCAAACCAAGCTATGCTTTGTGCCGCAGTCTTGCATGACACAATCGAAGATTGCGGAGTGACAAGGCGTGAAATTGATGAACAATTTGGGCCGATTGTGGCTGAATGGGTGGATGATCTGACGGATCGTTACACACACGAAGCGTATCCTGACATGAACAGGCCCGCCCGTAAAGCTGCCGAAGCTGTCCGAGCCTCTTCTCAAGGCTATGCGACACAAACCATCAAGTATGCTGACTTGATAGACAACACACTTGATATTGCCGATCACGACCCTGACTTTGCGAAGGTCTATCTGCCAGAGGCAGAGCAACTTGCGGCGGTTATGGACCGTGGCGACAAGGCCCTAAGACAACGCCTGATTTCCACCATCCATGACGCCAAAGACAAACTTGGCATGAACTAAAATCATTCGGGGACGCAGTTAGAGAACGTAAGTGATCTAACTGCTACCCGGTTAGGTTATTTATGACCAATCACTATCAACTGGAAGGAAAACCAATGGACACGAACTACATAATCCTGAACAGCCACCGCAATCAGCACCACATGTATGCGGGTCACACTGGCTCAATGTCGAACCTAGTGGCCTATATCAACTGCAACGACCATGGCCAATGGTACGCCCAGCGTGCCCACGGCGAAGGCTTTAAGGCCGTATTGGACGGTCCCGCTGTCTACATGAGCCGCACCGACGTTATGAACAAAGACAAGGTTGCTGACGCTTTGGGGATCGGGTAACGCTGGTGGTGCGCGGTACATCTACTGCGCACCACCCCATTCGTTAGGTTATTTTCAATAACCCTAGTCGCAAATTGTGACTGATAACATTTTAACTGGAAGGAAGAACCATGAACTTGAACTATTTTGTGTTCTGGTCTGATGGAGATTACGAGCAAGGCTCCGTAAACGACCACTTGCGCTACCTGAAAAGGTGGGGCGGCACGCCACAAGTATGGGATGGGTTCCCAACACTCAAAGAAACCTTTGAGGCGCTGGATGGCTTTGAGAGGCCCTACGTCATCACTGATAAAAACTGGAAAGTTGTGGAGAGTAAAGAGGAGATCAAACCATTCGCATTTTATGTAGACCCGCACCATCTGGCGTACCTTGTCCGGGCGTCCGAAAGCTATTCTGATCGCCCCTATACAGGGGAAAGCATTCACAGAATTCTGGACATGCTAATCGAAAGCAATCAGCTTTCCATGCAGGCCCGGTACGGACAGGATGAAGTTGCTTCAGCGAACTACAAGGAAGCCGCTATAAGCGTTCTTGAAAATAATTACTGGCCAGCATTTGAACCAACTCAGGTTATCTCAAGCGTAAATTGCTTTGAATATCAAGCCTGTAATGATGTCGGCTGGCGAAACAGCAAAGCCTATGATTGGCTGATGGACCTGCGCGGTCAAGCCACATACGCCTTAATAAAAGAACTAACCACGTCTGGAACAAAACCAGAAACTGTCTGGGGTGCGCCGCTTCCCGATAAAGCCCTGCTTGACGCTGTGGGATCACAATGAGGATGTATAATCGCATCCTTGAAAAGCCTGTCCCCAAAAGGGGCAGGCCAATCACCCTTGATGAACTGAAACGACTAGCACGAGCATGTCCCGGCGAACGTTTCACCAATATGCGCTTTCGTGTATTTGGCGCTCGCTTTCGTGTGGTGCCGTGCGCTAGAGTTGCGCTATTGTACGAGAGAGACGGTCGTTCCAGAGACTTCTATAGCACCAACATTCTGTTGGGATGGAGAAAAACCAATGAACAGGCAAGAGGCGGTAGACAAAGTAAACGCCGCGCTAGAACCCTTTGGGCAAGCAATTGATGAGTTGCGCCAAGATGGTTGGAGCGTAACTGTCGAAGCCAGCAACAACAAACTAAAGGTGTCCCTGTCACGCACTGAACAAGATCAGGTAGACATGAACATGAAACGCTAACACTGCGCGGTGTCGGCAACTGGGTGTCGTAAGCCGGGTAGGCGGTTCGCTACCGCTAATCCCGGTCCCTGCCATTTATTCGTTAGGTTATTTGTGACCAATCACTATTAACTTGGAAGGGAAAACCAATAAAACTTTAGCACGCCTTTGCGTATAGCCCTTGACACGGCTACTACTTTACTATACAAACGTCAAATCACTGGAAGGAAAAACATATGTGGTTATTTACTGAAAACGCAGTCTTGTCTGTTGTCGAAGACAAGAATAACAGCGAACGCTTCTGCGTCCGCGCCCGGTTCCCCGGAGACATCGAAAGTATCTTTGGGCACACAAACGCAAATGTAATTGAGGGTGCCGGGACGGACTATCGGTTCCGCGCCTTTATCGACAAGCCAATCGTTGTTGAAGAACTGACAAAGGAAATCAACAACATCACTTACACCAACTTCAAGAACCGTGTCGCCAAAGCGTCCCAATTTGATGATGACCATCATTACCGGATGCGCATGTTGCACCAAGTATGGAACAGCATGTACGAAGCACAGGATGACGTTCAGGAAATGGAAGGAAAAAACTATGGGGGATAAACCCAACTACATGGTGGATTGCACTTCCTGAATAGCAGGTTACTCAACCGACCGAAGAAAGGGCGGCTGCGAAAGCAGCCGCCCTCTTTTTTTGTTTGCGTTTTATGGCTGCGGAATAGTACCGCACCAACGCATCCAACCCCCCCCGTAAATCTTGCAGCGCCTTACCCGTGCATCGCTCTTGGTCTATAGCCACCCGAACGACCAACCCCGCGACATCCCTGCCGCAATTCTTCTGCATGTAGTGAAGCGGTTCTGCTGCCGCCATAGCCGACAAGACCGCTCGCCTTTCGTGGCTGTTACCTGCGCTCCCACCTGTGCGCCCCCAATTCACAGCCTTCACAAAACCCCCTGCCTTCCAACACGCGCTTGAGAACTGCTGACCCGCTTGAAACTGGTCTGGCGTTATATCCCCAACAAGGGCCAGCCTGTCAAATTCTGTCTGATCTAGGTTCCTGATCCGAACAATGTTGCCCTTGGGGTCAACATTCTCAACACGCATCGTGTTGTGATTGCGAGCCTCTGGGGTGCCGAAGTCAAGTGAGATATGCTGGGAGGTCTTCGAGCGCCTCCCCGTCGATGACGCGCTGCCGTAAGGCTTCCTCTGGACTTTGCGCTTCCTCTTCCGCTTGGTAGCCATACCCATTCCTTTGCGAATAGTGATTGGTCACAGGTTCGTATCTTATATCAGCTTGCCCCTGTTTACCAAGCAGGTTTGCCCATCGTACCTTCCAAACGTGTACCTCTACGTTGGCGCTCTCCCTGTCCGGGCGATGAACGGTAACCCCAAAATCAGTGTGATTGTACCAGTGGGCCGACCCCGATATATCATAGCCTGCTGGCACATACCCATCAGGAAACTGCGGCTTCTTCGGGTGTGCCACGAACCACACATGGACGCTGTGCGCTGCTGCGAACGCCTGCACCTTCGTGAGCATGTCACCGATCCCTGCTGTGTCGTCTTCGCCCTTGACGTTCAGGCGCGAATACGGATCAATCACCAGACCGTTTATCCCGTAACGCATGACCGCAGTCTTCGCACGCTCAAGCACGCTATCGACCGTAGGCGGCGTCCCGTCGCTCTCGCTGATGAACACAAAGCGATCCTTGACCCAATCCAAAGCCAGCGCCTTTTCGTATTGGGACATTCGCTCGTTCGGCCCATCGAAGAAAGGCTTGCGCGTAAACGTCTGCGCCAGCTTTGCGATGTGCAAGGATGGCGGGTTCTCGAATGAACAGACCGCGTGCCGCCACCCATGGTCCCGAGCCAGACGGAACATCATGTAGTCCACAAAAGTTGATTTGCCGTGCGAAGGCACCCCGGTCACGACCGTCATCATGCCGGGAACAATCGTCATCAACTCATCAACTTCGGGAATGCCAATAGTGGCCCCTTTGGCAAAGCCATTCTCATAAAGATCATTAACCTGATCACGGTAATCATCAACCGTGTAAAGCCCTGACACCGGGAAGGGTTCCGCATCCTTTATGCACTTCTGGACCTCATCCTTCCCGTGCTTGACCAGCACATCGTTCAGGTCTTTGCAGTCCTCTGGGTACTTAACGCGCCAGCATTTAATCTTGCCAATCCTGCGCCCCAGTTCCTCCGCAAGGATTTCCCCTTGGTCGTCAGCATCACAAGCAATATATGCCCTGTCACAATTTTCCAGCAAGTTCCTAGCAGCCCACAAGAAATGGTATTTCCGGTCGTCGCCGGGAGCCTTCTTCTGTGTGCTTAGTTTCATGGGTGCCCCGTTCGGTACGCTTAGGGCGTGATGGTATCCGCTTGCGTGCGCTGCCAGCGCATCGAATTCACCCTCCGTGATGATGAGCGGGTCTTCCTCGGTGGGGCCGGATGCTGACCGCTCAAACTGCTTGAGGCCGAAGAAGCTTTTTGCACCCCCATCCTGTGTCCACTGCTTCTTGTCGCTGCGCCACTTGATGGCGTGAAACTCTGATGCTGCTGATGAACGGTAAGGGAACCCTAACGCCTCTCGTTCTTCTTTGTGTGCCCGGAACCATTTTTGGGCAGAGCATAGCTCGTAGTGATCGACGGTGGTGCGCGGTATATGCCTGACGCTTTCCATGTACTGGTATTGTTTTTCCGTGGGTGGGCTGATGTCGAAGCCCAGATCAAGCGCCTTTTCATCCTCTTCCTTCGGCTGCTTGGGCCTGAAATTAACGATGTTATCCCGCAGCGGCACAGAGCCTTCCCACGCGCAGTGCTTGCAGGAATACATCGCCCGGTGCGGTTCAATGTAGACGGAAAGGCATTGCTCCCATGATTTTTTTCGCCCCGGTGAGCAGTTCGGGCAGATGAGCCGATGCTGGCCTTGCCTCAAATCTTTTGAGACAATTGTATCGCGTAGTGAAGTTTCAGCAAAGTCGTTAAGTGTGCTGTCGTGTGAAGTAGTAGACAAGTTTTTCCCTTCCAGTTAATCAGTCCAAGCCGCATCTGCGATCCTGTCACTAGGGGCCTGTCCGTTGCAAGGAAAAATTGAGGTAGTGCCGCAATTATTTTTGGCCCGATTTTTGCTACGCACGCGTGTTATATAAATAATATTATTATATATATAACAGTAGATTATATAGTATGGGGATAACTACAGTATGAGATATCTTATATTAGCCCTTCACATAAAGTGAAGGGCTTATAATAAATACAGTCTGATAGAGATTATTATCATCTACAGTAAGAGATAATAATATTATTATATATATAACCCGCCCGATTTTTTTTCGGGCGGGGTTACGATGCATCCAAAACGCTGATTAGTGACTGGGAATAACTCTTCCGTTCATCCAACGGCACCTTCACCATAGCCACAAAAAACTTTTTCAGCAGTTCAGGTTTTACGTCGGCACCAACGCAGGTTTCCTCAAAATCCTCTCCGGTCATCCACCGAACAACCTCCATTCTGTCTTTGTCGTTTTTGCCGCAAAGGTCTTTTGCTGCCTGCTTGATGATGGACCGATATAGTTCTTTCATTTCAAAGGGTTCCAACTCTTATTGCTGCTCTTGGATTTACCTTGTCCACGCCCTTGTGAACAATCAGTTTGAGCTTTACCTGCCGGTCATTTTTGTAAATATGACCTTGCATGGCATCCAGTATAATGCTCTCATCCAGATCAGGACGCCGTGATGCGTACCAAATCCTTATGTCTACCCAAACATCATCTTCGATGACCTCATCAAGGTTGGGGCACTGACTGTGGAAGTCTCTCTCATAGGCCAGCGCCTTGTCTGATTTTATGGATCGTGTTTTTCCCTTTATCTTCACAATCTTACGGCTGTTTGCCTTTGAACATGGCTCCCCTATGATAACAAATTCGGCTAACGCCTTTTCGAACACTTGACCACTCATCGTATTGCTGTTAAATTGCCAATCAGTAGAAGGGAACCGACATGAAATTCACGAACAAATTCAACTTGCCTGCGCCACTGATCAATGCGCTTGAACGCCGCGAATATAGCCGGGGTGCCGCCGATAAATCCGTGACCGATATTATTGATGCGCCGAAGGTGAAAGCGTTGCGCCGTATGCACAACGATGAAATCGAACAGGACGTGTCCGAAGCGGTCTGGATGTTGTTCGGGTCTGCGATCCATTACGTCCTCGAAAGCGGGGGCGATAACGAACATCTTACAGAACAACGCCTGTTCATGAAAGTGGGTGATTATGTTTTGTCGGGTGCCATTGATGTACAGCACGTTGGTGAGGCGGATGACGGGACACCGGTTGTTGATATCATTGACTACAAGTTTACCTCTGTGTGGTCAGTCATAATTTCAGCAGACCAAGACAAAGACAAGGAAGACTGGGCCAAACAATTGAATGTTTACGGGGCCTTGGTGGAAGCCTGCACAAACTATAAAGTGCGAAGGCTTCGCATCTGCGCGATCCTGCGTGACTGGCAACAAAGCCGGGTCGATACCAAAAAGACATATCCAAAGGCTGCGGTCCACATGGTGGATATCAAGAAATGGCCAATGGCAGAAACTGCCGACTTCATACGCACGCGCATGAAGATGCATATGGATGTTCATAACGACCACGAAACCTATGCTGATGAACCGGATATGCTGCCCCCCTGCTCCGATGAAGAGCGTTGGCTACGGGCTGGTGACTGGGCGGTGTTCCGCTACACAAAGGCCGGACCTCTGGCGAAGGTGCCATCAAAGGCGGCACAAACAGAGAAAGAGGCGCTGGACTGGATTGAAGAAAACATGAAGGACCAGCAGTACGAATTGAAACACAGGCCGGGAACCCCGGCACGCTGCGATGGTGATTACTGCCGGGTGTCGCGGTGGTGTGGGCAATACGCCCAATACAAGAAAGAAAACCCGGAATTATACCCAGAAAGAGAGAAGGGAAACGATGAATGACACTGAATTTGAAATCAAGAGTGGCGTGCCACTTCCGTCTGTTGAGACCAGTAGGCGGCGACGATGGCCGTTTCACATCATGAATGTGGGCGATCACTTTGATTTGCCATGCCGTAGTAGTCAGTCAAAGGACGCTATTCGGCTAAGGGCCGCTGCATCCTATTACGGACGCAAGCACAACAAGAGGTTCACGACCCGTGTTATTGACGGCGGCATTCGATGCTGGAGAGAAGAATGAGCGAAGAAATACAGACAGCAAACGTCTATGACGCATTACTCCATGTGGCTCGTGAAATAGGCCACGTTGAAAAGAAAGGAACCAACGACTTCCACGGATATAAATTCGCCGGAGAGGCCGATGTTATCGAAGCTGTAAGGCCGACGATGCTTAAATATGGGCTGGTCATAATTTCTTCCGTCAATGACATCACCCCCATCGACAAGTTTGGTAACGTCTTTGTCCGCATGGAATACAAGGTTCACCATGTAGCCAGTGGCAGTGAAGTTGTCTTCGGTGGTGGTGGTGCCGGGAATGACAGGCACAGGAACGGTGTTGGGGACAAGGGCCTGTACAAGGCGATCACCGGGGCTAACAAGTACATGATCCTCAAGCTGTTGCAGCTTTCAACAGGTGATGACCCGGAAGGGCATGACGCCTTTGAAGGCCATCAGGAAACGACCGAAGCGCCTGATCCATTTGCCATGGATGACGCCAAGGAAACCGACGATGCGTTTGGCCTGCCGCCCTTGGAAAAGGAAGAGCCGCCCGTTGGGAACATTGATGACCTTGATGTTACTGATGAACTCGATGTTGAAGACAAGGCCGAGCCGGAGCCTGCCGGTTATGAAATCAGCAAAAGCGCCACAGATAATGAAGATGTTCTTGAAGCCTTTGCTGTCTTTATTGAGGGCGTTGATAACAAGGCTGACCTTCGTCAAATTTGGAAGGACAACAAGGCACGCCTTGAATATTACTCCGAAAGCAATAGCTCGTTGCTTGAAGAAATCACAAACATGTTCAAAGAACGAACCGCCTCACTTGAAGAGGCGGCGTAATAGCCAAGAAAGGAAAGACAAATGGCTTATGATGATAAATCTGGTGGGGCGCTTTTCATCCCGCAAAACCGACGTAGCGACAAGTCGCCTGACTTTTCAGGGAACATCACGCTATCAATGGACGACCTGAAAAAGATTATTGGTCTTGTCAAAAAGGGTGAAGACTATGAAATCCGGGTGTCCGGGTGGAAGAACAAGTCCAAGAAGGGCACACCCTATGTTGGGCTTGCCATCAACGTCCAGAGTGAGACCGAAAGGAAAGAATACGAAAACTCCCGCAACGGTGGCGGGGGCGAAGACTTTTCGCTCGGTGATGCTGGTGGGTTTGATCCTGATCTGGACGATGAAATCCCTTTTGATTGACCCCTGCCTGCTGCTTTCCGTAAGGTGCGGAGCAGGGTAACAATCAAATGAGACGAAGCCCCTGATCAAAAAAAGAGCGGGGCGGTGTCACTGGAAGGGAACCCAAACACCACCCCGCTAACAAGAAAGACAATCTGGGGCGTCTTTCAATAGCGTCAATATAACGTAGATATGGCACGATACCAAGACAAAAATTGGTTGATAAAAGTGAGGGGTATGCGCTGCCTGTCTTGTGGGCGTGGCGGCGGTCAAGCCCATCACCTGACTTTCATACCGAATACACGGGGTATGGGGCTACGCGCAGGAGACCAGTGGGTGGTGCCGATATGCCAGCCATGCCACGAAACGATCCACCTTCGCTATTCTGGGAGAGAAGGAACGTTCTGGGCGCTGCAAGGAAAAGATGCTGCCGAATGGTGTAGGGAAGCATACAAAAGATGGAAGGAAATAAGACATGAGCAATGAAAACCCTTGGGATTTCGTAGAGCATGATGAAGATGATGTGCGGTCAAAGGCGCTGACGTTTGAGGCGATCAAGACAGCCATCCGGCAAACTAAGGATGGTCACAATTTGACATTGGCCATTCATCCTGACGATGTTCCAGAAGATTTGTTCAGGGACTATGTGGGTGCCCGGTACCAAGTCGCAATGGTGCGAATGGATGATGAGGGCAGGCCATACGACCGACGCAACCACATGGGCAACACGTCTGCCCCCAAGTCAGAGGGGCAGAAGCTTGTTACGTCAGCGGCAATGCTGTGCAAGAACGAAGAGTTCCAAGTCTGGCTGAACAGCAAGGGATACTGTGATGAGTTGGGTGAGGATGCCGCCAAGGAAGCGATGCTTCAATTGATTGGCGCGGAGAGCAGGCGTGAAATCGCCACTGATGCCGATGTAAGGAAGAGGTTTGTTGAGTTGCGTGGAGCCTTTTCAGAAGAACACGGATACGCCTTTTAGGCGTTCCGGTCTAGGGGTTCATGGATTTTTTCCATTCTTCCTTCATGTCTTTGTAAAGGAACTTGCGCAGTTCAGGGACAACGCTAACAACCTCTGAACGGGCGGATATGATATCTTCAAGATACCCTTCTTTTTCCTCCGCGCTCATGTTTGGATCGCGGAAGATTAGCTCAATGAGGTCTCGATATTTGCCCAGCGTATCGTCGATATTGGACAGCGCATTGTCCATCTGCAACAGCCAGCCATAGGTCTGGTAATATTCAGCCATATCATCAAACCGACCACGCGCCTCAAGCTCACGAATGCTTCCAGCCACTTCCCTTACTGCTGAACGCATTTCATAAAACTGTTCCAACTGGCCAGAGCCAGTGTTTGCAGACAAGAACCTTTTCAGGATGGGCTGCTGATCAAGCCTGCGGCCCGGACGCTCGGGGGCACCTTCAACCATACGCACAAGCGCGTCTGTTGTTTCAAGAATGTATGTCCCGATGGTGCCGGTATAGCCCTTGATGATCTGCTCCATCTTGAGCGGCGACCGGAAGCTCTCCAGCATACCGGCTTCTTCACCGGGGCTGGCAAGGCCAAGCCCACGAGCCACCGCATCCACCCCCATGGCTAGGCGACGGGCTGTGTCAGACGTGGTGGTGCGAGCTTCAAGGGTCGGGTCAAGGTTCTCCATGTAATAGGGCACGATGTCTTTCTGCTTGAAGAAAGAATAGTTCATCGTGGCTTCCAGCACTGGCATGGCAAACTGCGGCACCGGGTTCATTTCAAGCGTAGTGCCAATCCCGCGAAGGATTGATGCGGACACATCGCGTGGCAGGTCTTCACCTGCGAACATGGCGGCAAGACGCTCTGGGATAACCTTGAACATAAAGCCCACTTCAAACGGGATGGGGATCATGACCGGGGGCAAACCCTCACCGACAGGGACAATCCAGTGATCGTCACGTTCGGCCATGCCCTTGGACAGGTAGTCATCATCGTCATACATCAGCGCATAGTATGCTAGAGACAAGCCCGTCAGGGTGGCACCACGAAGCAGGAAGCGCATGGTCGCAGCCGACCGGTTGTTTACATCTTTTGCTGAATAGGTGCCAGCCATGGCCCGCGCCAGCACATCCAGACCTTGGATACGTGCGTTCAGGAACGGGATCATGGCAGTCATCACCCGCATGACGGGGGACGATCCGCGCCGGGAGAAGTTGATTACTTCCAGCGCCTGATACATGGCTTGGTATTCGTTGCCCGTGTCCTTGAGGACATCGTTGTAGACAGCCATGCGTGTAGCTGCGTCAGATGCTGTAGTTAGGTCGCCTGCCTTATCCCACACAAGACGGAAATAGTCCCAGTTGGTTTTCTTGGACATGCCCTTCTCACGCATGGTCCGTTCCATCCATTTCTTGATGTTCTTGGGGTCTTGAGAAAAGTCATAACCACCAATAACACCGCCCAGCGCAAGCGGGTTTTCATCCTGCTTTCCAGCCAAGAAGTCTTTGCTCTCCCGAACAAAGTTATTAAGTGTGGAAACCACCGGAGTGATGTTGGCACCGGACGTGACCCAGACAGAGGCTGTATCACGAAGCATGTTGGCCAGCATGAAGCCGGGATCACGGGTAACCGTTTCCCGCAACAGGGTTGATGGTGCCGCCAGAATAGAAGCCCAGCCGGGGAGCCGACCTTCATGAACCGAACTGACTGCATCAAATAATAGCGGGTCATATATTGCTACGTTGATCGTCTTGCCGTCCTGCCGGTAGGTGTGGGTGCTGTCCTTCTCCATCTGTTCGCGGGAGATTTCACCAGCTTCAACTGCCGCCGTCAGGTTGCGAGCCTGCCCTAGCGTGTATGCGTCACGCATTGCCCTCTGCATAGCAACATTCTTCATGCCTGCTGTGATAGCCGCCTGAGCGTTACGGGCAAGGTTCTCAATGGGGTCGCCAACACGGCGCTCGGTGGAGCCTTTTAGTTTGCGCGGAGTAGGAATGTCTGCCAGACCACTAAGCACGCCAACGGGGCCTTGCGGACCTTCTCCGTCCAGTTCCCGGTAGAACGGGATGTATGATGAGCCACGCATCCATTCATCTGCTGCGGCATCATCAATAACACCGGTGTCCCGCATGAACTTGACGGTGTGCCCGTTCCATTCATTGTAGGCTTCAAACACCACCTGAACTTCCGGGTAGGCGTTGGCAATATTGAGTGCCGCTGTGCGCTCGGCATTGCTCATCTGGAAAACGTAGTCAGGTTTGTAGTCAGGGTCCGCCGCCTGATCTATCAGGATTTGTTGCTCACGACGTGCAATACCATATGTCTGCCACTGCCGGACAAGGTTGGTGTTATATCCGTTCTGGTAAAGGGGTTGCAGAATATCAAGTAGACCCCCGACTTTCTGGCCACCGATTTCCGTAACGACCTTGAACCCGCCATTTATATAAGTGGGTACGCCAGCCTTGATCACCGAAGCAAAGATGCCACGGGCGCGATCAGACAGGTAAGCTGCTGCTGCTGCGGAGCTATCAGCGTACAACATCTTTTCGTCGCCCATCATCTGGGCAATAAGCTGGCTGTTCTTGGCGATCTTGTCGTACTTGTCTATGAACTTTTGACGCAGGGCGGTAAGCCAATCACCCCTTTGCTGTAAGCTATCAAGAATGCTTTGCCCGACTGTGGCCTGCTTACGATGAGGGGAATGCTTGTTCATCACGGCATTCATCTCTTCGGTCAGGTTGTCGTCGTAAGGCTGTGAATAGAACCGCTTTGTGTCAGGGTCTATTTCCAGTTCTTCCCGCAGGGTCTTTAGGTCTTCAACCTTTGACCACTTGCGCAGGTCAGCCAAGCGATCTGATTGGCTGGCAAACTGTGCGTTGTATTCAGCAACGTTCCGAAGCTTGCTATCCTTTTGATGTTCAAAAGGCATAGCTTCTTCGGTGAAAATCTTGTTCAGATTTTTCTGAACCCCAGCACGATCTGCGTCGGAGAGGTTTCTGCCCCATGTTCCGTCATCCACTGCCAGTCGTCGGAGTATGGCGTGCGCGACCGGCCTTCTCCATGCTGCGTGTGGCTCATTGGCGAACGGCGCTTCGACAGAGCCGTCTTCCCCGACTGTGACCTCGAATTCTTCGGGGAAGAACTGCCCCCGGAGGTATCTTTCTGTGGCATCCATCTCTCCTTTGCCTGCTGTGATGGCATCATAGTACCATAGCTGTGCCGATTTTGATGCGACATCTTCATTCCGACCAACGCCCTCAAAGACAATCTCAATGTAAGGCTTGTCACCTACCTGTTGCTCCAGATAGGTAAACGGGTTGTTCTTAGTGGCGACAGGAAACGCTTCATCTGCCTGCTTAACATCTTCTTTGGCGCTGCCCACCTCTTCAGCAATCCGCCAAAACTCACTGATTTGCTTTCCAGTAATATTTGCAGGTATTTGTACGGTGACCTTGGATGAAACAATAGAGCGAACAAGCCCACTCATTTTACGGTGCATTTCGTACTGGCGCTTTTGAACCTCTTCGCTGAACTCTTCCAAGGACTTTGCGTTAGCAAGGTTTTTCACTTCCATCTGGGTTTCAGGCGTCCACATAATGCGTGCAGCATTTGTCTTTAAGCTGCTGCCGTCATTCTGATTAAAGAGGGCGACCTCAACTTCACGCCCCGCGCCAGCAAGAAGCCTAGAAAGCGTCCGGTTCATCTCCCCTTGGGATGCTTGTTCATTCATCCCCTTCTTGCCCTGAATACGAGCAGGGCGAAGGCTGATATCTACACCGGGGCGAACGAAGTCTGGCAATCGACCGTGTTCTTTATAAAAAGCGTCAATGTCTTTGTCAGCGATACGCTCCATAGCCATAAAGAACGGCATGTTTTCAGCCCGCGCTCCCGCGATCCCATCGGCAACAACATCATTGATGGCCCGTTGCATGACGGCACCACCAAAGTTTGCTGTGAGCATGGAGCCTGTATAGTGCTGGAAGTTTCTCCCGTAATCACTGTGAGACTGATATGTTTCTTCCTGATGAACCAATGATGGCTGGTCATATTTTGCGCCACCCTCATAGACTGGGTACGCTATGCCGGGAATTTCTTGCGCGGTTTTTGCTGCCCCGGCAAGGGCCGCTTTTGCAGACTGTGGATTAACTATAGCAGAACCATAATCCCCGTTCAGGATGGTAACGAAAGGGGTTTGCTCGATGCCGCTGCGCTTGACGGTTATTTCAGCCTCATCAGCCCATGCCCCTGCGGTCACGCCAATGGTGTCTTCAATATCAACTGTTGCTGCAAAGCGACCAGTGATGCCACTGCTGCCAAATTTATGATTTATGGACATGGACATGTATGGGTGTTCTTCGCTGAACCGCCAATTCATTCCCGCCCTGTCAGGGCCTGAGTAACTTCCCCACCCACCGGGATCACGGAACAAAAAGATTTTTCCACTCGGAGCCAGCTTCCGAAGCCGGGAATGAATGAAATCTAAAGACGCTTGCCATGTTTCCGAGTTATTTTTGATCCACGCATCCATGGCGCGGGCGTTGCCCGGACCCTGTATATTCCCCTCCCAAGCATCAAAAGCCTCTCGATGAGAAGCCTTCCAATCCATGCCGATTTCCTTCAAATCCCCAAAGGAAATAACATTGGCCCCCAAGTCTGGCACAATAACACCGCTGTTCTTGATAACGCCAACCTTGTCAGCAATGTACGCTTTACGGGCAATAAGGGTATCGACCAAAGAAGGGTCGGCACCCGCTTGGTTTACGATGTCATAGATAACATCGTCAGGAATAGCCATGATCCGCTGCGCACCAGTACGCAAATCTTCATCGGTTACACCCTCAAAAACTCGGGTTGCTTGGGGTGCCATCTGTGGATCACGCATGGTGTCCAGTTCCAGAACTTCATCGGTGAACGGTTTGCTGCCACCCTGCGCCCGGAATTGTAGGGTGCCGCCTTGGTCGATGCGAATGACGGCACCGGCCTCTTCCCCGACAAGCATGTTGTCAAAGTCCAGACCAACCACATCCCAGTTCCCCAGCCAAGCATCCACCACAAATCCATCATGGACATCGGTAAGAGAAGCTGTCTGGTTCTGTAACACAGTCGAGTTTTGTGAATAGCCCTCTACCCATCTGGTTGCCACGGCTGTTTCGCTTGGTGCCATGCCACCGGGGAATACAAATGGGTCAGCGGTATTGGGATCAAGTGTTGAAACAAGAAAGGCGCGGGGCGCGGGGATGCCTGCGGCCTGATAAAGGCGAGACGCAACAACCTCTTGCCGTGCCTGTTCCGGGTTCTCATACGCCTTGATATAGAACCTGTTTCCTTGGCTGTCTGTGAACGTTGCGCCAAGGTTTGACCCGCGCTGCGTGGGATTAAACATTTCATATTCAAAGATATTGGTTGGTGCCCCTGTCAGGGGATCACCATCAGCAAGAACATTATGGTGGGCGTTAATTACAGAAGGTTCCGTGTTCTGTGGCTCGCTGTCTTTTGTAACTGCGCCAAGGGCGCTATTAAAGAGGTCTTCCAAATCTCCAGCGTCCATTGTTTCGTCAAATGGCTGGAAGGTATTAACGTCTTTACCATAGAAGTTGTTATACGTAGCGTTGAGCGTGCTATCGCCATAATTCATGAGGCTGAAAATATCCCCGGAGATATTTTTGTCCCGCTTTTTGTTCAGGAAGCTATCAAGCTCCTTGAAGTCCACAAGCTTGACGGATTGGGTTTCCAAACCATGATCCAAGGGACTTCCTGAATGGCGCATCCCAATGTAATAACGGGTGACTGACTTATCACCCTCATAATCACCAAGCCAACTAGCAGCACGCGCAAGAAGACCAGTCTCCTCATAGACTTCCTTGCGGGCGTTTTGTTGTAGGGTTAGCCCCTCCGCCATACCACCCTTCGGGAAGGTGTGTTCATATCCACCAAAATGATTTGTTGGCTCGGTAATCCACACACGACCATCCGGCTCAATCATAACCATGCCAGTAGACAATGTTTTGCCATCAAGGTCCGGCAATGGCGGCTCATTCATAATGGGCGTGTCTTCATACGCGGCCCATTCCTTGTCTCCGGGGGCGATCTTTTCAAGTGACCACCCGTTAAGTTCCCTTGGTAGCTCATCAACATTCAGGTCTTCATCTGAACCACTGAACGCCATGGTGGGTTGAGCCTCATCAGGCTCAAACATGTAGTCAAAAGAGTATTTGGCCTTGTCGGTCAGGTTGCTTTCCCTGACCGTCTTTACGTCACGACCTTCCTCCCGACGCCGCTCTTCGTCTGCTGCATCGCTCGGCGGCTTTGAAATAGGCGGGTATCCATGACGGCGCAACGCTTGGAATGTCCTGATCTTGTCAGGGCGAGCAGCAATTTGACCAGCGTTGAACCGCTCAAATATTGACTGGACACTATTTCGATTGCGGCCACGAAGGGTGTCTCCAAGTTTCTCAATGAAACCCATAACCTCTTTGTGTTGCGCCTTTGGCCCGCCATTAAGTTTAATGGTGCCCGCTGTTGCAAGTTCAAAGATTTTAGCAACAGCCTCTTCTTCAACCCTGTCACGCGCCTTGCTGTCTCTACGCAGGTCCGTGCCCCCGTCCGTGTAAACCTTGCGAGCCGCCTCATAGATAGACAGGTTTTGACCGGGCATCTTGTTGCGCTTGGAGTAAGCAACCAAACCACGCCACTCACTGGGCTTGAACTTGTCGTTGGTCCGAAGCCAATGGGTATATTCATGATAGAAGTGAGGCGTGAGTGCTTCCATCTTCTTGTCATAAGAAGCGTTGGGATCAGTGTGACCAAGCGACAGACCGATTAGTTTGTTGGCGAAGACGCCATGCGCTCCACGGGTGCCGGACTTGTTAGTGAACAAAGTCTTGGCCAGCCGCACCATAACGCTGGAAGCTCCAAGCTTGTTGAGCTTTTCTTGGAATTCCTTTTCCAGCTTAACCGTATCAGCCTCGAAGTCTTCATTGAACCGAACCATGGGTGTGGCGACCTCTTGTTCGGGCCGCACTTCTGGTTCTGGAACTTCAACGGGTTCAGGCGTTTGCTTGCCTGCGTTCTTTGCAGGCTTGCCCTTTTTCATTTTCTGTCGCTTGCGTTGTTCGGGTGGCACCGCATCCTTTTCATCAGGCGCAGGAATACCCTCGACCTCACGCTGGGCTTCTTCGGGCACAGCAGGTCCGCTAGGCTCATCCTTCTTTTCCGGGTGCCGCTGATCCATCTGTTCGCTGTTGGTGTCAGCGGACCTCTCCACGGCATTTTCTGTGTCTTCTACAGTTGGGGGAACGCGCTCTGTTGATCGCGCCTGTTCGTTCATGGACCGTGCTTCGATGCTGTCAGCACTTGTCTCGCGCCTGCTCTTCTCTGCGCGAACTGCATTCTGCTGACGCATAAAATGAAAAATCTCGCTAGAAACTGCATCACGGTCAGCATTAAGGTGAGCGTCAATTTTTTCAGAAAGACGACGGTCCAACCAAGCCAATGTGTTATCGGGGATTTCCCGAACCTCTGGCTTCTTGGGCATACTTTCAATAACAAAAAGCGGGGATGTCGGGTCTTTCGTTCCAAACTCAGAAGCGTCAGCAATATTGCTCTCGCCCGTCTCCGGGTGCGTATAGATAATGCTGCCCGCCTCACTGACGGCCTCGGCCTGAACATCAACCGGGGTTCCCATGGGATCAAACAAGGTAACGGTCTGACCGGGTTGAACAGTAGCCGGGTCTATGTCGGGGAGGGAATACTTGGCGGCATCGCCATCAGTACCTTCGCTGTTCTGGCGGAAATCATTCTGCACATCGCCAAAGGAGCGCAGTGAGGGCTGGGTTGGCAGGGGTGCCAACGTGTTTTTCAGGTTGCCAAGTTCATAAGAGGTTAGATCATCAAGTCTTTCTTTGCCGGTGATGGTCTTGGTGAAGGCCATGAAGTCCGGGTCTTCATCCCACTTGATGTTCTTTTCATCAAGCATCTGGTGAATGTCCCCGGCAGTTGCCGTTGTGGGCTGGCCAGTAGTGCTGTCGGCACCACCTGTTACGTTCGCCAATTCCTCGGCAACGCGGGCTTGATAAGCAAATTGTGAATAGACATCAATTCGTTCTTTTGCCTCGGCCTCTGTGCGGGCGGGAGCGCCCATGGCCACGCCATTATCGTTCAATATCTCCCAGAAACCATCCTGACGCTGCAAGGGGTTGTATTGCACATTCGGCACGTTTTTGGGTGCTGGCCCATACTCGGCCTCCATCTGGCGACGAGCAAAGTCACCGGGGCTTTCATTAGGCTGCATCTGCATGTCGGGTTGCAATACGTTGGGAGCGTTTGCTGCGTCGATTTGAGCTTCGGTAAGAACCTGAACTTTTTCTTGCTCTTTCTGCTCGCCCGCACGCAGGTCGCGTTCCTGCTGTCGTGCTTTGCGGATGCGGCCCGGAAGGGCATAGGTATTAACTGCGCCGGTAAGAATGCCACCAACACCGGCACCCAAGGTGAACTCTTCCCACATGCTTTCGCCAACATTAAGGTCAGGATTATAAATCCCGGCTTCAATGAAGTCCTGCAAAAGGCCAGATGCTGCTTCCTGCAAGCCTTCTTCACCACCGCCCTTAATGACATCCATAATGGATTGGCCAACAAATTCTTTGGCGCTGTTAGGAATGTTTCTGGGAATGCCTTTAAGGATGCGGAAGGGCGGGAGCATTTCTGTAAGGCCCACACCAAAACCGAGACTGCGGGAAAGATACTCCTTCCACTTGGGAACGTCTTCGCCAGTACGCTCTTCATAGGCTTCAATGCGTTCAGCTTGTTCACCGGAACCAGCAAAGCCACCAAGGCCAAAACCAAGGCCAACCTTAGCAAGACGACCGGGTGCCGTAGCTGTGGCAAGGAACGGGATGGTTGAGCCTAAGCCTTCGCCAAGGGTGATTGCTGTGCTGTCTTCAAAGGAAGGGTCGCGTGCAAGGTTCTTCGCTGTGAACTCACGCAAATCATCTGACAACTCTTCGGCACCCATGCCCCTGAGTGTGGTCGCCCCCATATCAAGCGCACCACGCCCGATGGCGGTAAAGAACTCACCGGGATAGTCAAGAAGATCAGGCTCTGGTGGACGGCCTTGATAGTCCGGGTAGCGGTCCATAAGGAACGCGTCCATTCGCTGATATTCTTCTTCGGTTGGCTTATCGCCAGCAATCTTGAAGTCGTAAGACTTGTCGGGTGCGTTTACCCGAATAACATTTGCCATGATTTTACCGTGGTGCTGTGTCGCTAATATCAAACTCTTCTACAACCGTGCTCCTTGACCCTGCACCGCCGCCTGTTGGGCTGGCGGGGGCAGCGCCACGCAAGGGCATATCAAGCTGTTCTCTATACTCGTTTTCAATATCTAACATACCCTGCGCATCTTTATTTATTTGTGCCAACATGTATCTCGTGTCGTCCGCAAGGGCGGCTCGAAGATAATTGCCCTGCCTTGCTGATGTTGCATACATAGACGACTGCTGGACATCGTTGACGGCCCTGCTCATTGCCTGCTGGAACGGGACGCCCCGCTGCATATAGGCATTGGCAATCTGCAAGATTGATGTTTGGCTGTTTGCCCTTGACTGTTCGGATGCCCACATGGATGCGCGATCTTTAGCCAAGCCACCAAGACCTCCAAGAGCAGCTTGATCTGCGGCAAGGCCAAGCTTGGCGGCTTCTGCGCGTTGTGTCTGGGACTGGTTACGGATGTTTCCATACGTGCCAAGACCGGCAGCGATACCTTCGCCGATATTGACCCCAGCATTGGGAGAGCGACCACCCATCATGGCGGCACCAGCAGCAAGAAGCGCCATGTTCTTGGCATACTTGTTGTCGGGAATACCCTGACTAAAAGAAGCCAGCCCTTGATTTTGATCAAGCTTGGCCATGCGCTCCTCAACGCGCTTTGCCAGCTTGTCATATTCACTCAGGTGGTCATTGGCCGCAGCAACTGCGGCAGACTGTTCGACGCCAACCTTCGCTGGGCGGGTTGCTGTTTCAACGACAGACTTTTTATTGGCTTCGGCAGTAGCCGCAGCGGCATTCCTGAGATCGGCGGCTTCAACGGCCCTGTTCCGGGCAGCAGCAGCCTCTGCTGACAGGGTGGGGGTTCCGCCAGTATAGGTGTCGGCCCCAATGGGGGCACCCCTAATTTCATCGCGGAAGCTTTCAACTTCTCTTGCTGCCTTTTCCTCCGGGGATACCGGGAAGAACTCACCGGCCTCACTGTTGTAAACAAAGTTCTCTGGAAGAACATCTTTTGTACCAGTAGCCCACTTGCCAACATCATAAACCCCTTCACCGAAATACCCAACGGCAGGCTTGACGACATCATATGCAGCATTGTAAGCGGGGCCAAAAAGCTCTGCGATCCCCTGCGGAAGGCCCTCCCTGAACCCGCCTTTTATGCGCTCCAAGTTGCCCGGAACATTCTCCAGAGAAAGACCGTTGGGGTCAGAAATAGCTGGATTGTTCTGCATATAATCAGCTGTTGCAGACATATAGTCCTGAGCATTCTGGAGACGAGGGCCAACAGCGCCACTGACGGCATCCCCAACATCGCCTGAAGCGCGAGAGACTTCATAGGAAAGGTCATCCCAATCCTCGCCAAGCTGTTGCTGCACGCCTTGCCACCACAGAGCAAAATCAGAAGGACGCCTTGTCTGTATCGGGAAGCGGCCTTGACGGCTGGCGTATTCCTGAGAAACAAGACCGCCATCGGCATACCCCCTGTTGGCGGTGACCTGCCCACCGGCATAGTCTGTCGGCACCGGGGAAGAAGTAGACTTTCCGTTCAGGCCCATAATACCCTGTTGACGGTTCAGTCCTTGTGTCGCATCAGCCAAATAGCGATCAGCCACAGTTTCCTTTGGTGCCTGACGTGCGGCCACTTCACCGGCATAGCTGTCGCGCAAGTCTTTACGGCGCTTCAATTCAGTGATCGTCAGGTATTGGGGAACCCGACCAGATGGTGCCTGTGCTTCCCGCATCAGGTCTTCATCACTGTAGTTCTCAAGCGATTTTTGTAGCTGGACAATGTTCTGCATTAGGATAACCCGGCTAGGCCAACGCTGCCGATGCCTGCCCCAAGCATCTGGGACAAGCCGGATGGCGCGGCGGTTTCGGTAATGACTTCCGACTGAGGATTAACCGGAACGCCATGAAGAATGCCTGACAGGAACGCAATGTTCTGACGCTCGTAGTCACGCTGGTTGACGAAATCTTGATTTGCAATATCCAGAGCAGACTGGCCAAGCTGTCGCTGCTGGTATCCTGTGCCAAGGATTTGATCAATCTTGCCACGTTCAATGGCATCATAAAGCTGCGCCAGCCCGGTAGCTGACTGCGCCACATTGCCATACATCTCGCCTGCACCAAGCCTTGTTCGGGCGCTGTCAATCGCAGCAGACAGGCCAAGCTTGCCACCTTCAAGGTCTGCAAGCTGGCCATACTGCGCCCCAAATTGGCGTGAAGCTTCTCTTCGCTGTTCGTCAGCCATGAAAGCATCAGCAGCCCGGTCATAAGCCGCCGAGTATCCTTTGGCCCGCGTGTCCGCCATCAGGCGGTCTGTGTTCCGTTGCAGTTCGCTTTCTTCTATGGCCTGACGATAACCACCAAAAGCACCTGCTCGTGCCGCATCGCTCTGGATGCGCTGCCTGCCTATGTCTCCCTGACGGGCAATCTCCCGCGTCTGTGCGTCCAGCACATTGCCGATGTAAGGGTCCATATAACTACCGGCGACCCCCGGATCGGTGAACCGGTTGATGTCTGCGGCGTAGTCCCCACGGATGGCACCGGGTGCGTAATTAAAGTCTGTCTCTGCGCCAGCCACGCCCTGAGCCATACCAAGCGATCCCATGGCCAAGTTGTATGGGTCACTGGTTCCGCTCGTCCCGTAAGCCCGAGACATATCAAAGCCGGTCTGCTCATCAGGTGTAAAGCCAGCAAGTCGGGCACCGGGATACCGGGTATATGGTTGCAGGGTTTCGCTTTCCGCACGCTGCATAAGCCGTGTGTAATACGGCCTTGCGTATTCAGGAAGGGAACTCTGGTAGACAGTTGATTTTTGCTCGCTTGGAGCGCTTGGCTTACCCATCGCGGTAGTCCTTTTCAAAAACTGTATATTTTTTGCGCCATCCGAACGGCCCCAAGACTTTCAAGAAGCCTTCCCGTCCAGCCATTTCAAACCCCGTACACCCTTGATCCTTGGCGAATTTATCAAGGGTCTCAAGCATGGGCTTTCGCCAGTCCATAATGCGTTCACCGCCAAGGAACTGGCCTACAAGCATGAGCCTGTGTGGGTATGGTACGATGCCTGTGGTTAGTGCCCCGAGTATCTTCTGTCCCTCAAAGGCGATCCACAAGGTCTCTTTGTCCTCAAGAATATCAAGCAGGATATCCATTGTGGTATAGCGGTCACCAGACCGCCGTGTTGCTTTTTCAAGCATTGGCTCAACGACATCCCAAACCGCTTTTATTTCAGCGGGAGGAACTGCGCTGATTTCTATCCCGGCATCACTTGCTGCGGGTCGATCTTCTTCGGCTGCGACTTCTTGCCAGTCTTCTGCTGCCGGATTTGTGCCATCATCTGTTGTAATCGGTCTGCTCCTTCGCCAGTGTCACCATCGCCAAGGTGGCTCACCACATCAGCCGGTACCACAAACTCACCGCTGGAAAGGGCGGCTGGTTCTTGCCCGTCTATCATAGCAGGAATTGCATCGTCTTGTCCCGCCCCTGCTCCCTCAACAAGACGGCCTTCCATCTGCTGCCGGACAGCCGTCATTAGGCCCTGCAAAGCCTCTTGACCAAACGCTTGCTGGTAGAGAGCAAGAGCCTTTTCTGGTTCGGGGTGCTGCCCCGTCAAGGCAGCAACGGCACCCTGCTCAATCATCTTGTTGGCTTGATTATCTGCTGCAACCTGACCACCAGCGGCATAATCTGCTGGAACCTGACCGCCAGCGGCATAATTTTTATATGCCGGGTCGTCCTTTACCATGCCACCTTCTTCAAAGCCGGAGAAGCCACGACCAGCATGACCGGTGTAGGGATTGAGTGTTCTCAGATCAATCTGCTGCCCATCTGGAAGAGTGATGCCGCGACCCAGACCACCCAAACCATAACTGGTCACAGGTTGCCGTTCATAGGAGTAGGTCTTGCCAATCTCACCAGTAGGAATGCCGATTGAATTCGTTGACATGCTCGTGACATCAACAGAAGGAATAGCATTCATGTCTACATCGCTGATATAGGACATCGGATCGTATGCCGTAATGGTCTGGACTTCACCGCCATCTTCAAAGCCCCGGTAGCCGCTAATTGCAATCGGGTTCTTTGGATAGCGATCATACGGATCATCACTGTAAATGGGATTTGGCACTTCCCTGATTAGCATTTCTTCGCCGCCAAAGGCAGGGGCACCCGGAGTGGACGGAGCCATGCCCTCACGAATAAACTGAGGATAGTTGGCCGGGGGCATTTCGTATTCTTCTTCATCGACGCTCTTCACGCTTTTTGGGAGAGAACCCGAATACAGGGCCGGAGCTATATTCTCCATCTGGATTGCCGCCTTGCCAAAGTTTTTCAGGCTGGAAAATGGACCCGGTGCTGTGGGCGGTGGCGTTGGAATGATAGGGGTAATGGCCCCGCTTGGGGAAACCGTAATGCCTGCGGCACCAGCAGACTGCGCAGGAACGGAGCCTGCTGGAATGGTTAATGGCGTAGCGCCCGGTAGTGAACCAGTCGCTGAGGTTATAGCATCTGCGGCCCCGCCGCTTGGCAGCGTAATGGTTGGGTCAGCCCCGCCAAACAGGCCCTTGAAGCCACCATTGCCCAAACCGCCAAGCCCGAAGCCAAGAAGGCCGGACAACAGTCCCTGCTGAAGGTTGCCGCCACCAGCCACTGTACCAACTGCGGACCCAAGACCGCCAAGGGCCGCTGTACCAAGTGCAGATGTGATACCAAGGGTTGGGGCCAAGGCGGTGGCTCCAACGCTACCAAGCAAAGGAAGCAGGAATTGAAGGAACGCTTCCGGCTGTCCTGTATCAGGATTAATCGTGAGGCCACCGGGAAGCGATGCCAGCCCCGCCACTTCGGCGGGGTTCATGTGTACAAGCATCGTATCCCCGAACCGGCCAGCCGATGCGAGTTTTTGTGCTTCTTGTGATAGGGGATATTCCATCATCCGCTCCTAAGTGGATTGTTCTCTTGTGGTTTCTACGCCGAAGATTGAAAAGCTTACGTCTGTGGTGCTGGCGTAAACGCGCACCACATCTGTTTCATTCAGGGTAATGCCTGTGCAGACATGAATGGTGTCGTTCGCTCCAAGGGTGTGGTCGTAATAAATGTAATCCTTGGTCGCTGTTGCCGCCCCGGCCACAGACACTGATATCCTGAATGTTGCCGCCGCATTGTTCCGTTCACAAACAGAAATCGAAGAAATTACCGCCGTTGAATAGCTCGGCACTGTGTAAAGCGTTGCCTCTGTCGTGGCATCAACATCTACCTGACCAAGAACCTTGATGATCTCTGCCATTAACCAACCTCACCGGTAATGCGCGACAAGAACTGGTACTTCTTGATCGCGTTAGTTTCCTGTGAACCAGTAAAGTTGGCAAGCGCAAGAATGTCAGAGTGAAGTAATTCGATTACTCGCTCCAACTGTTGCCTGAACTGCTGCTCTTCCATTGTGTCATACTCCGGGGGAGCAATCTGAAAGTTCTCAAAGAAGCTTGTTTCGCTTGTCATTCTCTTCGCCCGTCTGCCCTGACATCAACCCTTGTATTGCCAAGTCGCCAGTCAGTGTTAATGAAGTCGCTCTCCACCCGGACGTTCATATGCCTGCCTCTTGCGCGGATGCTTTTCTTTGTATCAGAAGGCAGGACTGTCACAGATACAGGGGTGCGTTCTGTGTCCTGCGGGTAGTTCTTCATGTTCAGTTTGATAGTGACCTCACCATTGGACATTTTCATGTCGGGAATAAGCCGGTGGGCAAAGTAAAGTCTATCCCCCTCACCACCATCGCGCCCCGTCATATCCATATCTGCGCTCTGGATATACGAAGCCATTGCTGCGCCATCAGCGTTCTCGCCCAGTTCATGGTTCCACAGGTAATTATCCGTGCCAGCCGCAATAGGATTGCTCCTCAAGCGGCTTTCTTCCCACGCAGTCCTGACAAGCGTGCCGATACTCCAAGAGTTTTCTTTGTAGTTGTACATCACGTAGCGGTCGATTTCATCGGTGCCGCCAGACACTGACGGATAGAACCACCATACTTCGCCATAGGCTGAGTTGCCGCCAGCCACAACCTTATATGACTGGTCATAATTCAGGTCATCAAACACATAAGAAAGCACTGAACAGGGAACCACTTCAACCCGCCCTGTGTACCGATAGAACGTTCCGTTATCCATCCAGTACATAATGCTATCCGCCATGATTGCGGCGCTCGGGGAAATGATCGACACATTCTGGCTCAGGAGCGAAAAGCCCCAGTAATACGGGGCACCAGTAAATCTCTGGGAATAAATGGCGCTTGTCGTCCAAATAAGGATTTCCTGTCTGGCCTTCTCTGCCGCCACAATCCCCGACCCAACGCCAAGACGATACCCGCCAGCAGAATTGGAGGGTGATGGCGTCCAGTTTGTAGCGTCTTCTTCATCGGTCCAGCGAACAAGCATAGGGTCTTGCGTTGAGGTTCCAATGCTGTTGGTGCCGTATCCAATAACCTGCCGGTTCTCACTCACCAGAACAATATTGCAGTTCGTTGGTGTATCGCTGGCCCCGCCAAGGGTACTCAAGGCAACAGCACGAGTAGAAGTACCGTTGCTTGTATCCCAATAATAAACCTCACTGCCACGGGGGTTGATGATCAGGTCTTCGCCAAAATTATCATGCGTCCAAAGCCGGATCGCAGTGCCGCCAATAGATGCGGCTGTGTTGGCTTCACCCCAACCAACATCTGAGTTGGACCATGTACCAGCACCCCAACCCTGACCGGCAACAAAATCAATGCTGCCAGTGTTGATCTGGTATTCAGCGTCAACCGAAGCCCCGCCACCGGAAACAGAGCCAGCAGAGGCAGAGCCACCCGTGTCCACCTTGTATGAGTTGGCATTCACAATCTCTGTGATCTGGTGTTCGGTGTTAATTTCGTCGGCGGTAATCCCGTCCACAGCCGTTGCGCCGGAGAACGTGACGTAATCATTCAGGATTGCGCCATGGCTGGCATGGGTAACCGTAATTATTCCTGATGCAGCGGCATCTGTCGTGATTGGATCAGTGCCCAGCGTGACATCGCTGCGAATGGGGGTAACGTCATAAAACACGCCCCCCTCTTCGATATAATATTTCAGGTGGGTGCCAAGCCCGCCACGAATGGCCGACGACAAATCAGACCACGTATGGATCGCACGGCATACGCCAAGAAAAGTATTTGAGGTAACCTTACCCCAGCCACCAATTTTTTCTGGACGCCCTTTGCGAAAACGCACTTTATCACCGTCTACCCAGCCTCCCTCGGCTGCATAGTCGGTCCATTCCTTGTTAATTCCCGGTTGGAATTCCAGTGAAATAAGTGTCATTTCGCTCTCTCATTACCTGAACTTTGGTCCTGATACCCAAGACACCAAGGTTTTCCTTGTCCCCTTTGTTACCGGCGTAACCCTGTGAAGATGATAGGACGGGAAAACAATTACCCGACCGGGCTTCTTCTCAATGGTTATTGGCTCCGCAGCCATCATGACTTGCAGGTCGCCACCCTCATAATCGTCATTAAGGAAGGTAACGGCTGACAATTTCCGGCACATGTCAGTGTTGTCGCCTATGTCCATATGCCAATCATAGTGCCCGTAAGCCTCTGGGACAGATATCTTCATCCGCCCGAAACCCTCTGGCGCTTCGTATGTGGTGTGCTGCAAAGCCTCACCAAATCCCCACAGGTCAAAGCCGTAACACTCGCCGTTCAACTTGCGAACAATGTCAGCCAGAATGGAACTGAACATCGGCACGGCGTGGGGGTTTAACCACCTGACAGTGCTGGACCTGTATTCGGCGTTCTTTACCCCTTTGCCGACAACAGCGTCTTGCGGGTCCACATCATCGACAGCTTCACTGAGTTCCTGCAAAGCTTCTTCCGAGAAGCCTTCATCCCAATAAGCAAATGGATGATGGCCAAATGCTATATGCTCCGGGCTGGGGGCGAATGGAAACATGACCAGTCACCATTTCCTTTCGCGCATCGTGTCGCGATACAGGCTCTCATGGGAGGATCGCCTGCGACGAAGCTTCTCCAAATCCTCAAATTGATCAACAGTCATTGGTTCAATAGAACCTTTTTTTATCAATGACTTACGCTTGATCGGTATGGCTTGAACGAGTGGCGTTCCTGCCGGGATGTGCCCTTCATAATTTTCCGCGTGCCAAATAAACGGAAAATTGATGAACTCATCGTACCTGTCACAATCAACAAACCCCGACATACAAGTGAACCATGGGTTCGGCCTGTTGAGGGGTGGGACAAAAAGTACGGAGTAATCGTCCGGCACCTTGATCTGCCACCAGTTTAGGAACTTCAATGGCGGCTTGGGATAATCCGGGTGGTTTTCACCGCCTATCTGCTCCGCTGAGTGATTTTCCACCATGGGTGACCCGAAGGCCCATTCATAGCTGACTTCACTAGCGTCCTCATTGGAGGTAAATGAGACATCTGCCGCGAGAGGGATGATCCACCCTACTTCCATTGCATCCTGAACTGGTGTGCAGCGTCTTATGGTCGAGCGCCTGATATTCCCCGGCCCCTTCTTGTCCGGGTTTTCCTTGATGCGGGCTGGTATTTTTTTATACCAGTCCGGCTTGTCGTATCTGGCCGGATAAGGCTTTGGAATTACATCCCAATGGCCTTCATAACAACGAAAAGAAATGCCCTTCCCGCCAGAGAATGATTTCCACACAATGGTGTCCAGTCATTATTGTTGCGCCCAGCTAATCGTAACACTTCCATTGGTCGGGACAACTACTGAATGCGTGCTGGCCGCTGGGACAGTGTGGTTGTTGTTTGTTGGGCTGGCCGCGCTACCTGCGTTGCCGGGATTGGCTTCGTTGCCGGGATTGCCAGCCGCACCAGCAGCACCATCATTGCCGGGATTACCACCCGTTCCAGAAGTACCGGGGCTACCTGCGTTGCCGGGATTGCCGGGACTACCTCCCCCAGATGGATAATTGCCACCAGCGCCACCAGCACCACCGCCTGTGGCCGGATCGCCAGCCGTACCAGCAATAGACAGCCCACCGCCGCCACCGCCGCCACCGCCTCGACTACCTGCGCCACCGGGGTTCCCCGGATTACCCGCGTTACCACCAGTCCCTGCCGTACCGGGGCTACCTGCGTTGCCGGGATTGCCAGCGTTGCCCGCGTTGCCGCCAGCGCCACCCAGCGCTGTAAAGATGGCTGGGGCAGAAGGAGATGTCGGCGTTACTGTTGAGCTATCACCTGTATTGCCATTTGTGCCTGCGGACCCTGTGCCACCGGGACTGCCTGTTCCCGCGCTATCACCTGCCGTGCCAGCAGCGCCAGCATTGCCTGATCCGCCCGGATTACCAGCAACACCACGACCACCACCAGAACCACCAACATTACCCGGAATGGAAAAAGGATTGCTTGTCCCCGTGAGACCTGCTGCGCCGGGACCGCCATAGCCATCCAGAGTATTTGTGTATCCACCGCCTGTGCCACCCGGATTAGGTCCAAAGGCAGTGTAGGTTGCCCCATTGGCTTTGTTTGTCGGGTTTGCGCTTTCTGCGTCAGGAGACCCTGCCGGGTTGGGGGAAACACCGCCTGCATCACCACCGCCACCTGCGGCCCCACCGGTACCCCCTGCGCCGCCTGTACCTGCCGTACCTGCGTTGCCGGGGTTGCCAGCCGCACCCCCTGCGCCACCCGCACCCACATTACCGGGATTACCTGAGTTGCCTGTAGCTCCTGTGCCGGTAATAGTAATGGACGTGACGCCCGGAGGAGCCGTCCAGTTTCCCGGTGACGTAAAGTTTGCGCTGCCTGCGGGCACATAATCCCTAAGCAGAAGGTGCTTTGCTCCCGGCATCAGGCCATTCCTTTCAGGCGGTTATCTTTTTTAGCCTCAACCACAGTCCTGAGAATGACAGACCTCACCGGGTTCATTGTCTCAGCATACTGATACACAATGACAGGAAGGTCTGACCGTTTGATGACTTCATTATCTAACCACGTCTCAATGGGATAAAGAGCGTTACGTAATTGTGCCTCGTCACAATTTACATAATTCAAGTCCTTGTAAGGAAGCCCTTTCACATCAAGGAACTCGCGCCACGGACAGGAAGCCAAGTCCTGCTGCTCGGTCACGCTGATCAAGACTATTTCTGTGACTACCGTAGTCATTACGTTGCGTTCAGTATGCTTTCGGTTGCGTAGAAATTGGTGCCGCCATCAAGGGTGAAGAACGTAAACACATCGACCGCGCCATTTGATGCAGTTGGAGCCGGGTCAACACCGCCAGTAGAAAGGATTGTCATGGCGCTCCCTCCGTACTGCCAAGTGTAAGACGACTGCGGTGTCGCATCATTGGTAACAATAATAGTGGCGAACCCGGCCTCGCCAGATGTGGGGGCGTTCGTCAGGTTGATCGTTGTTGATCCGCTGGCTGTCAGGGTAAACATTGAATAGGCCGACATATCACATGTAGCAGAAGACGTGGTGCCAATAGCGTTGACCGCTTCTGTGTAGCTTTGCATCCGTGGTCGTTCCAGAGCCACGTTGTCAAATACAGAATAGACAGCAGCAGTGGCCCCGCCACCATCCATGTAGACCATGCTGCGCTGACCCGTAGGAACAGCAACAGAGGCACCTGATCCCTGCTTTACAGTGATCGTGTAACCTGTGTCATTCTGGATGATGTAAGTTTTTTCCACATCATTTGGGCCAAGCGTCAAGTCGCGTGCCGCAGTAATTGTTCCTGCTGTCAGGATCAGGGCTTGGGCGCGAGCGTCTTCGCCCGTTGCCCCGTCGCTGAGGTTCAGGGTCTGGTTGGCGTCTGATGCCCATTCATAAGTGTTGACACCAAGAAGCTCTTCAATTTGAAGAAAGATCACATCGGCCTTTGTTCCCCAAGTGCCGGAGTTCTCCCCGGTTGCTTGGTCCTCAAATCCTAATGTTGTGTACGTGCTTGCCATTTAAGTCACCGTTTCCGTCCATGTGTTGTCTGTGTCTGATACTTCGACCCATGTGTTGTCTGTGTCCGATACCTCTGTCCATGTTCCGTCTGTATCAGGAACTTCCACCCATGCGCTTGACGCCAACCCGATATCACCACCCGTCAATGTGTAGGTTCCGGCATCAGCGTACAGCTTGGAATATTTGAGCGTTATATCCTGCCCTGTCAGGGTATAGGCACCAACCGCACCGCCAAGGACAAGCCCTCGCTTTAATCCAACGTCAATGCCCGTAAGGGTGTAGGCCCCAACGGTCAGGCTAATCGTTGATGCTTTTGTCAGGGTGGCATCTTGGCCAACAAGGGTATAAGCACCAACAACCGGCTCAATCAATGTGCCCCAGTTAAGGGCAACATCGTTTCCTGTCAGGGTGTATGCGCCAGTACCAGCACCAATGACCGCCGCATGGTCAAGATCAGCACTGATCCCTGTTAGGGTGTACGCCCCTGTGTCGGCATCAACAACGCTGGCCTTTAATAAACCAACCGCAGCCCCCACAAGATTGAACGCATTGTCTTCTGGGCTTATGTAGTAGCCACGACTTAATGCGGCAGGCAGGCCCGTCAGGGAGTATGTCCCCTTGACCGCACCAATGGTGCTGCCCTTGATCAGGTTTGCAGCGTTGCCCGTAAGCGTATAGGCCCCGGTATTGGCCTCAATGAACTCAGGGCCAAAGCCCATCGTCACGACGCGATTAATACTCCCCGCTGGGCCGAAGCCACGGGTAACGACCGATAAGGTCATTAGCCGCTCCGCGTTACGCTAGTCGGTTGTGTCGCGCTATCATATGTCAATGTTGCCGCCGTCGTGCTGCCGTCCAGCTTCTTAATCGTGCCTGTCAGGCCGCTTATATTCAATTCAGTCAATATCTGCTGAATAAGCATCACAGCCTGCGTCAGCGTTGGCGCAACGCCATCTGTGGCATAGCTTTCTGTCAACTGCGTTTGCAGTATATCACCAATTGATACGTCATTTAGCGCCGCGATCAGGCCGGGCACATCATCGGCCTGTAACTCGTTCGTGTCTGCCAGTATATCCACAATGGCTGCGCCAACGGTTCCCGGTGTTGTGTGGCCTGCTGTTGCCTCGTCTAGCACCGCATCGGCAATCGCTGCCGCAGTCGGATCATTCAGCGCCGCCAGACCAGCGTCGAGTTCGGCTTTCGTCGGGCCATCATAATCCAGCAACGCGGTGTCAACTTCGGCGTTTACTTCGGCTGCTGAAATATCATTCAACCCGCTGATCTGCGCCGGAATAGTCGTGCCCGTGTCCACAAGAATAGCATCGACATTCGTGTCAACCGTCGCCAAGTTCGCTGCCGTCGCCAATGCCGCATCAGAAATTGCAGTGTCAACTTCGGCATTGACTTGGGCGGCTGACAGGTCATTCAACCCCGTAATCTGTGCGGGAATTGTCGTGCCAGTATCCACAAGAATGGCGTCTACATTCGTATCGACCGTGGCTAAATCTGTAGCCAAGGCAGCACTATCTGTCCCCCGCATGAACCTGTTTTCAATCGAGAACGAACCAGCAACAAGGCTAACCGTCTGGCTGTCAATAGTGACGCTGGACACAATCACAACGTAATCATTGCCTGCGGCAAAGAAGCCTGCGTCCGTGTTATTGCTGGTATCAATCGAAATAGCGTGAATGCCGGTAATCGCGTCGAAGTCCGTGGATACCGTGTACCCGGCATTGCTGCTGCGCTGGGTCGTGCCACCGTTCTTGTAAATCTGAATATCGCTGGTTGCAAAGCCGGTCAACGTCACAGACGCGCCGTTGCTGTCGTAGCTGGCGAAATTCAGATATACCGTTTCGTCTGCGGCAAAGTCGCCTACATAATTCATCGTGCCAACCTCATTCGTGACAGTTTCTGACTATCCAGTAAGCCGGTCCCGACGACATTAGCCGTCAAACCAGACGGAACGACAACCCAACCAAGATAGTGATAATTCGAGCCACCGGCTACCGCGTCATAATTATGGTTCACACCATCTGTGGCCCAGCTATCAAATGTTGCCCTGATCCATGCACTGCTGCTATGTGGCGCAAAAGGATTAGGGATAGCGAGAGACTTAGATGAGGCATTGGAGCCAGTCGCCGTTGTTGACACCCCATCATCTACACCGCCGCCGACAGCTTTGTCTGTCGTACCATCCGTCGCTGCAATGTGCATACCACCAGCGTCATTATTATCTCGGAGACCAGTGTCTCGCCTTGAAAGGCTACCAGACAACATATTAAGAACCGGCGTTCCAGTGCCGCCAAATGTCACACCGTAATCGTGCTTGGTCACGCCTGTGGATGTATAATTGTTGTTGTCAAATGGCTCTAAACGAACATCACAACTGCTGTTCCATTCCAGCGCCAGATAGCCAACCTTGTCCGAGTTGCTATTGTCGCTCGTCGTCGTAAAACCGCTGGCGCTCCATGTGCCAACAGTCATGTTATAATCAAATCCGGTTGTACCGCTATCGGTGATTTTTGAAATCACGCAAGCATCTTCCCAAACAGAACTCGGTGATGATGTTGACAATCCATCCCGCATTAGAAACGACCAACCCAAATTCGAAGACGTGCTATTACTGAACGTGCTGGTATCAAGCCCCATGCCAAACATCATATGTGCGCCGTTAGCAACCGTGCCGCTGGCAATACCCGTGCCAATCGCCGCCATAATTACCTGATTTACCGAGAAACCCGGATCAGTAACCGTGGCACCCGTGCCACACGTACCAACATAGGCATTCGCAAGATCAGAGCCGCCAAGCAGCACAACAAACCCTTGAAAGGCAGAAGGCGCAGCATCAGTCCAGTCAATCCGCACACCGTCTGTTATCCAGCTATCAAAAGCAGCCTTGTATGTCTGCGAACCAGAACCATCCAAGCCCCTCAAAACAGCATCGGTATAGGCCGCACTGTAGTCGTCCGTCGTTGTAACACCCGTTTCCGAGTGAACCACTGAATAAAACTCGTTCGTCCCGTCCGTCATGCCCATCGTGAAATGAAAGGGCGTCAAAGGCGTGTTGGATAAGGTGGTTTCTTCAGTCATAAAAAACAATGCTGCCTTCGGGTTCTCACCACCAAGGCTGCCTGTAATGTCAAGCGTACCCGTCGTCGTCTTAGCCTGAAACCCGACAACAGAAGCATAGAGGCTCATAACCTAAGCCCCGCTGGTCGCGCTCGTAAGCCTAGAAAAGAAGGTCGTGCTGTCATCCATCCCAAAATGAGCGCCTTCCGCCAAACGCATCGAATTCGCCGCAATCGCCAAAAAACGGCGCTTGTTCGTTGCTCCGTCATACATCTGCTTGAATTGCACCCATTCCGCATCAGACGGGTCAAGATCAAACCCCTCCTCTATCTGCGCCACCGACGGATGCCCAATCAAGCTGAACAACTCCATAGCCGCCACCAAGGCGTTAATGTGGATACGGTGCTGTGTTGGCGTACTACCAACCAATCGTGCGTGAAAGCTCATTAATCAAACTCCGAAGTCAAATTCCCTGCTGGCATAGTTACCTTGAGAGAACGTGCCCACCGGTAGCGCGAGCCAGCGCCGCCAATTTTTTTTCAACATCAACCAGTTTATCGCCCTTGGCCGCAATCAGGCGTTTCCTGATTTCCTGCCTCCTTTCTTCAAGGGGAGCAATCTCTGCATTGACTGCATCATACTCCTTCCTGATCAGGTCAACCTTGGCGCGTAGCGCGTCACGCTCGTCAATCAGGCGCATGATTTCTTCACGATTACTCATGATTTATCCTTATCCAATGGTGATAAAGCCAGCCGAACCATCAAAGTCGATAGTGAGGGTTTCACCATCTTGAAGGGTCAGGTCCGAACCATAGTCATACCAACCGATCAGCGGGTCGAGCGGCGATGTTGGGGTGTTGTTGTATATCACCACATACCTGAACGCAGCAACGGCACCACCCGATGCCGTCAGAACAAGGTCTGTCAGCGTCAGTTTATAGGTGCCGGAAGTTTGGGCAGATGATGTTGTGGTGATGTCGCGGGAAGAAAGGTTTGTGTAGGAAATCTCTGTCAGGTCAGCCAGTACAGAATTGGTGGCAACCGGCGGATTGGCAGAGGCTGTCAATGCTACAGTGAATTGATCTGTTTCCAGATCGTGAGCCTTGTGGGCTACGTCCTCTACAAACTGTTGGAATTTGTTATAGGAAGCCATCCTAGTCTCCGAAGATTGAAGGTGAAGTTATCTGCATCGGCTTTGGATTAGGTAGTGAGCGCCGAAGAAACTCCCTGCTTGGGTTTAGGATACCCTGACAATGGCACTTTCCCTGTTGGCCACGGGGAATGTAACTGTGAACTCGCCAGTCGCCCCGGACGTTTTGTTTGTGCCAAAATCGAGAACGGCAACAGCCCTGTTGGCTTTGCTGCTGTTATAAATAAGCGCACCGCGAGCCGTAAAATTGGAAGATGACCACGTTACGTTCTCAAAATCGCCATAGGCCACGGTGCCGGATGAGGTCGGGTCCACACTGGTAAGGGTTTCCCCGCCAGCGGAATATCCCGTCCCCGAGATTTCGTTGGTTGTGCTGTAGGCCGTGGTGTTTTCACTCAGGTTTGCGTCAGCGTCATACAGGGCGATCTTGAATGTATCGCCCGCCGCCTGAAAGTCATGGATGGCTTTCAGCAACTCAACCTTGAAGGATACACACGTACCTTGAATGATAGCCAAGAACCCGCTCCTACGTCACTTGAATGGTGAACATGCCGCGCCGGACAGTATCTTGCTGGCGCAAGCCTTCACCAAAAGTTTTCAGACGATCACGGGCGCTCTCATATCGCTGATTGTAAATCGCTAACAATTCGCCTTCACCCTTGAGATATGTGTAAGCTTCCACAAGGCAGGCATTCAACAACGCCATCTCAGCATTGGTGCCAAGCCAGCTTGTTCCGTCTCCACTGTCAATGATGCTTGTTGGCCGATGGATGTAGTGAAGTTCAAAAGTGTAAGTGGCATCAAGTACAGGACCAATGATGATTGTATCGTGGTCCCAGACACCATAAACCTTTGGGGAGCCAGTCGATGAGCCGCTGTCATCAGGATAGGCTTCCTTGATAAACTCGGGTTCTTTCTGGATCAGCCAAGTGTATGAGCTTGAGGCATTGATGGCGGCAAGCGCATAGTGAACGATGAAGTCATCAGGCAAAGACAGGTACTTGTTCCCAGAGGCAAGGGCCGATGTGGCGATCTTGCGGAACACGGGAAGCTGGACTTCTTTAAGGATGCGGTCTTCCGCCTGACGGATGAAGACATCAAGGTTACCCGTGAATGACGTTTCATCATTCTCAAGATAGTCCTGCATTGCCTGTTTTAACTGGGTATAGGTGAGTGCCATGCTCTAGCTCGTGGAAACCGTAACCGTGCCAAGCGACACCGTTAGCTCGGTTGTTGTTGTGTACCCGCCAGCGTCACCGACAGGGTTCCAGCCTGAAAAGCTGCGGCTTTTTGTAAGAGAGCGATCCGGGCGTGGATTTTGCAGGGGCTTGGGATCATCAATAATCTCAAGGCCCACCCGAAGCTGCGGGTGATCTGGATCACGGCAGTCAGGGCAGACCTTGTTATGGACTATATTGCGATTGTAATACTCGGGAGCAAGCTCATGATATGAGTACCTGAACCCGCAGCGGTCGCAAAATCCGTAAGCTTCTTTACCTCTGGAATAGGTTCCCACAATAGTGACCAGCCATAATTATCCGCTAGTGGTGCCCCGGTCATACCGCATGGGCCTGACCCGAAGCGACACTTTCTCACGATCTTCCTGCGTGGCCAGCGTGAACTGTTCCATCGCGTCTTCCTTGAGGAAGGGAAGCGTTTCCGTGATCCCCGGAACCTCCATCCGCTTGCGCACACCAATCTGGTAAGCCAGACCAGTGACGATGGCCGGGATGAAACGCTCTGGGATATCCATGTTATTGGAGCCATCAGCACCAACATCTTCAATCCGGCGAGCTTTCCAGTAGTAAATCTTGTACGTGGCTGCGTCGGGGACAGGATACAGTACCAGCTTCGGGGCAATCTGGCGGTCAAACCAGCACATGGTCGGGCGACCCTCTGTGGTTTTGTCGGTGATTGCTGCGTAACGGGTAAGGCTGATCCGGTCGAGCCAATAATCAGCCTGATTGGACAGGCCATCATTAACGCGAACCACATGCTCAAGAACATCAATTGTGTCAGTATCAATGCTGTATTCAGCTTGAGACTGGACCGTTGAGAAATTAGCCTCTTCGGTGCACCATAGATTGACGCCCTTGTTCTGCCACTCAAGCATCATGATATCAAGCGCCCTGCGAGCAGTGCGAAGATCGTAAGCTGTCCTCATTTCAATGCCAGCCCGTTCAAACGCCTCCTCGCAGAGGTCGATGATATCTAGGTTAAAAGTTGAAGTTCCAGATGAGGCCATCTTAACGCCCTTCCATCAAGACTGTGAAGTCAAGAGACCCCGCAGTGGTTTCGGTTGTTACAGCAAGACGCAAAGCAGAAATTGGCGCTGTATAATTGCCTTCGGCATCAGCCGTGGCACCAGCGATATCAGCGCTGTTAAAAGTTTTTGCTGCGGTTTCATCAAAGCCGGAGGCATAGATATCATCATATGTATGCTGCACCGTGAAGGTGTATGCAGCAGACCCGTTAAGATCAACGGCCAACCCGATGCTACTTTCATGGTCACGCGGATTGGCGCAATACCAGCCGCTTTCAAACAACCCATTGACGCCAACGGTAACCGCACCGGCAGTATCGTCATCAACTGTGACGGCGGTTACGGTAGCAAAATTGTTTGAGGAAGCAGCAGTTGTTGCGTTCGGGCCTGTGATGGTCTCCGTGAGAGCTTGGCTCTCCCTGTCGGTGCCGGTCACAGTGAAGGTGCGGGCACTTTCATTGCCAACCGCTGTGATGGTGACATGCTGCGCAGTTCCAAGGGTCACAGCCCCGCCAGAAGCGAGCGCCCCACCAATGGTAAGGGATTGCTCACCGCCAGCGGCGGGTGTCTGGGACGCGCAGATACCATCCGCATCGGCTGCGGATGGTGTAAATGTCCTGCGATATTGACGGGGCATGATTAACCTCCTTAGCGTTCGATGGACGCAAGGATGTAATCAATCGTCATCGTCTTCGCAACAGCCTCACCATTCTGGATGCCAAAGCTGACAGTCAGCAGTTCATCATCCGGCGCATTGGTGTTGGCCACAGAAGCAACGCGATTGCCATCAACAAAAACGTGGAACTGGCTTTCTGTCTTGCCGTCCTTGCCGCCCGGTTCATAGGCAAATGCAAGCGTGACATAAGTGTCATCGGCATTGGTGCCGACAGCAGCAGAAGAAGTCGCAGTGTTGTTCTTTTCAACGTGGAAGTCGATGTTCGTGTCGCCATCATCTTTCTGGAAGAAGATACCGTCAGTTACATCAAGGGGTGTGGTGTCAGTGATTTGCAGACCCATGATCCAGTCGGACTGGGTGGCATCAGAAACCTTGAAGCGGGCCTTGAAGAACAGCTTCTTGGTTGCGACGAACTGATAGCTTTCACCAACTTTCTGGAGGAAATCCAGATCGTTATCACCGGCTGCATTGGTCAGCAGCAAGGCACCAAAGGCTTCGTCAGCCAGTGCTTCGGTCGCACTGCCTGCACCAGCTTCGGTCGTGGTGATGGTCCAATCACCTGCAACATAGGTGTGGAAGTCGTTGAAGTAGGTGTGCCACTTGGTCGGGTCAAGCATTCCCCATTCATAGAGGGGATCACCGACAGCCGTGTTGCTGACACCATTTGTAAAGTGAGTAGGCATGAACAGTCTCCTTTAGTCAGACCATGGCAGGATTGCCACATTCATGCGGTCAAATGACCTAACAAATAAAATTTACTCTATAATCTCCAAGTGATCAGCCAAGCGTCCAGAATAAGACTTTGGCCCGATGTGATCGAATTGCATAAGAGGGTCAACCCATATCCTGAACCCATGTTTCCTTGCCCGGTCACAGAAAGTGTAATCTTCCCCAAGATACCCTTCCTCAGTGACTTGGAAGTCGAACAAGACATGATGGTCGCGGTCAGTGTCGCTATCATATGCCGTAGGATAGTGCTTGATCATTTCTTCAAGAACATGCCTGCGGATCAACATGAACGCTGTTCCGGCACGCTCCACTTCAAGAAGCCCATCATCAACCACGTATGGCTCTTTGATGCTTACCCGGAACCTTACGTCATCCCGTTTAAGGGGGCACACCCCAGCAACGATATCCTTGCCTTCGCTAAATTTAACAGCCCTGAAAATATTCTCAGGAGGAAACACCGTGTCTGCATCAATAAACATGAGCGCATCAGCTTCTGTTTCCAAGAAATCAGCCACCAACTTATTCCGTGCCTTGGGAAGAACTGAGCAACCCCCCAAGCCCGTTAAGGCCATTTCATTACCTGATGCCATGAGCATATGACTTGCACTTACAAGCGATCCAGCAAGGCGAATATCAACATTAAAGTCGATGGTCGGTATGGCGACCGTCACCTTAGTCGTCATTCAGAACTAACTCAAAGTGAAGTAAATCGTTAAATGATTGGTCAGACACTTCCGTATCACCATCCCAGTCACCGCCCCATCGAATGTCGATGTCCATACTGGAGGCGATGCCTTTGACAACACCGGCAAAGTAGTAGAACCGGTTTGTATCTTTCCAGTCCACCGGATATGGCACAACATCAACAGCGATAGATGGCAACCTGTTGTGCTTGCTGCGGGGCCATTGAACCTTGGATTTGCCTTCGTGGAAGACTTTGTTCTGCTCCTCTTCGGTACGGTGCCCACAAATTACAGAACAATCAAAATGCTTGATCACTTCCCTGAACAACCTTTGAAGGGAGGGATGTGCCGTAGCCAGATTAGCTGCCGAACGAATTCCGAAAGTAGCCATCAGTTGCTCCCGTTCAGTCTGTTGTTTTCCGTCAGGCTGTCGTTTCCCGAAAAGGGGCATCAGTTGCGCTTGCTCAGGTTGTCGCTGTTGTCACGTATCCAGCCCTCATTACGTGTCACGCGGTTCTCAAGCTGCTGAATACGGTTGTGAATAATTTGCTGGTCTTGGGTGGCTTGGCTGCTGGTATAACTGTCGCTCAAGTTCATGGAGCCAAGGGTTGTTTCCAGCTTTGTGTTGACCTCAACCATCTGTTTCTGCATGTCCCAGATTGTGCTGATCATCCATCCGACAGACGGAACGACAAAGACTTGAGCCAATACAATGAGGATATGCATAGTTTTTATGGAAACGGGGCCTACGTTGTCCGGTTCCCCTACAGTAGATGACATAGGATGCTCCCAAAACTATCTAATCGGGTAGGTTACTGGCCGGGAACACGCGCCCCCGGCCAGAACGCTTGGTTAGGCCGCTCCGGGCGAGCCGTAGATGCCGAGCGGATCGGAAACGCCAAACGAATAACGCTCCCTTGCGCGGTACCTTACATTGCCGGTATCGAAGTCCCCATCCATGTTGTTCGACATGGCAACGCGGACGAAATGCTTCATGCCGTTAGGCACATTCGTCAACAGGAACCATGCGTCTGCATCAGTCAGGTAATGATTGACGCAGAAACCTTCAGGAATGCTGGACATCTTCCGCATGGCGTTGGTGTCGTTGTCAGCGGTTCCGGGGCGCAGTTCGCTTTCCAGAATTCGCGTAGCAACAAACATCAGCGCAGGTGGGACAACGAGCTTGCGGGGCATCGCTGAAATCAGCAAGCCACGCTCATCGGTCCACCCGGAAATGTCAATTACAGCATTTTCAAGGGAGGTTTCGTTCAAGTCAGCACCCGTGGTGGGGCGATTTGAATTGGTTCCGCCACTGACCAGTGGGTGTGCCGTGTTGAACAGGGTTACACCATCGCCGGAGTTGTAGTCCGAGGATGTGAAACCGTTGTTCAGCCAAGCGGCACCCTTGATCTGCTTGGTATAAGCCATGGAACGGGCGAGAGCCTTGGTGTACCGGGCGGAAATACTTTCATAAAGATTGTCTTCCATCGCCTCTTCGGTGATGCCAAAAGCCAACGCAATTGTTTCATGTACATACCGGGCAGTGAAGTGTTCTTGGGCGTTATCGTAAGCTACGCTATCGCCTTCTTCCTTCACTGGGGCAGCACCAAATGCTGACAATTTGGTCTCTTCTTCAAAAGACCGGTCTGAATTCTCGACCTCATAGATTTCAAGATGTTCGTTTTCGTATGCATCATACTCCTGACCGAACAATTCATTGAGGCCGGGAACCAACTGCTTGAGTTGGTTTGCGCGTGAAATAGCCATTACTGGTTCTCCCTAGCCTAGACCTGTGGTGTTACCGTACTGGTGGCCAGCGTTCCATTTAACGAGGACATCAGTGTAGGCATCACCGAACGCATTTTCCGGGTCGGCATAGAGGCCGACGATCCGAACAGGAAGCGTGTTGGTCGTTGCGGTTGAGGATGCGTCAAGCGCAACCTTGGAATTGCCAGTAGATGTGGAGCCTGCTGTCTGAACCAGAGCAGCATTTTCACCAACATCAGCGGCGGTGATAGAGCCATCAGCCTGAATTTTGAAGATAACATCAGGGTCATCAACAACAAACGCCATAATATCATCCGCTGCCGTGCTGGCAGGGAAATACTGGCGTTGCAGGAATTGGCTGGAACTTGGGTCAGTATATTCGCACCCGACGAAAATCCCAACTGGCGTAGCAGCGTCAGTGCCGACATCTTTTTCGACGCCGCCTGCTGCAACCAGCTTCACAAGATCACCAGTAAAGATGCTGGTGCCATATCCGCTGGCAATTGGGATTTTACGAAAAGCGCCCGTGTGATACTGGCCACCAAGCATTTTTACGGGAACCATCCCGTAGGGAGTAGCAGTCGAAGACATACTCTTTCTCCTTAGTGGTTAAGGTTAGTCACGAGGGCCGAAGGAGGTTTCACGCTTTGGCTTGAGGATCGGCATTCGTTCATCCTGCTGTTCATTCATCAGGTTTTGATCGACTGCCTGCAATTGCGCCCGGTTTTGCCGGTCGTAATGCTCCTGTCGCTGTGCCGTGAATTCTTTCGGCATTTTACACAAGATGAGGCCACCGATTGCGATTGTTCCGCTGTCGCTTTGCTGGCCCGGAATAGCTGGACCTAAGTCCATGTCAGGTTGTTCTTTCGGATCAACGATTTCCCAACCTTCCCGAAGCTTCATAGACACATTACGTGGGTCTTCCTGTCCAACCATGGACGCTCTGATCCACCGATAGTCATAATGGTCATCTTCTTCCGGCTCAGGCAAAACGCCCGGTTGCCTCCAACTCGCTTGACGGCGGGTTGCCGCTTCACGAGTTTCACCAGATCGTGGTTTACGATCCTGCGATGTGCGCTCTTCATTGTTAGCCATTAGCTTGTTGCTCCTGATATTCGAGTTTTCGACGGGCATAGCCTTCTGGCGATATCCCAAGTTTCTTAGCGAGGGAAACTTCGGATGCCGTCAACTGCACTGTGCGCCGTTGTGACGTGCCCCCACCACGCGATGCAGGGGCGACAACGGTCGATGATTTGGGAGAACTGGTTGCAGTACGCTCTGGCTGTGCGCTTGCGGCTCCACCATCTTCCCATTCGTGTTCTCGAAAGACCTCTCTCATGCGCGTGTCTATCTGCTGATAGTAATCTTCCGAGCGAGGATCGACGCCATTGCGAACAAGCTTCTCATGAAGCCCGTAGGCAAACGCTGTCATCTCCTCATCAGACCCGAACCACTGGTTTTCTTTCAGCCAGCTAACAGCCCGTGGGTCGGGTGCCTGAATTTGTGCCCCGCCACCATTTGGCTGTGGGACTTGTTGTGCGGCTTGCGCCATCACCTGTTGTTCATGTTCACGCTGGGCCTTACTTGCGTCCCAACGCTCGCTTTCTGCCTGTGCTGCTTTCAGGTCATAAGCGGCTGCTGCCACTTCCTCCTGAGCCTCAATCAAAGCATCAGCCTCACCGGCATCATATGCCTCTTTGGCCTTTTGCTTTGCAGCAGATAGCTTGGCTTGCGCCCCTTCGATACGGGACTTGTTAAAGCCTTCTTCGGCGTGCTGCGACCTCTGTGCCGCTGCATTCGCCTTATCGAGTGCCTGCCTTGCAAAGTCAGTTGCCGCAGCGGCTTCCCGCAAGGCTCCTTCTTTGGCGCGGCGCTCTTCATGAAATTCGTATTTCAGCCGGTCAATGCGCTTCTGCACACGTTCGCTGACGCCTTCGATATCTTTTTCAAGATCATCCTGATCATCAGCGGCTTCGGCACGCGGCTTCCGGTTCTGGTCTTCTTCCGGGGTGTCATCAACGACTTCGATTTCCAGTTCAGGTTCTTCGTCGTTTTCCCAAGGTTCCACTTGTGTACTCATTACGCAGCCCTCTTCACTACACCGGGTTCGGGGCAAACAGCCTGAACCTGATCATCGTTAATCAAGCGGAACTCTTGGTTGCCCTTTTCCGTCTTGATGGTGAAGCGAGTGCCTGAATATGCCTTGATCAACACCCAATCACCGGGCTTGCACCACGGACCATATGGAAACTTACCAACATCACAGTAGGCTTCCACCCCAGATGCCATCACATAAGCAACCTGCGACTGCAACTGCTCACGCTTTTTAAGCTCGTCAGGGATGTACACACCCCCATCTGTTTTTTCCTGCTCTTGCGGCATTGCCACAAGAAGTGAGTACCCAACGGGCTTTGGCATCCATTCCGGCAAACTATCCGGTGAAGGTGCCGAAGCGGCGTTCTTTGGGTCGGGGATTGTAGACGCCCCTGCTTCGGCCACGGGTGTGGCCTCTACCGTCTGTGTTTTAGTCATGATGTCTCCATGCGCGTGGAAGAAGGGCCACGGTCCCTTTGCACCAACTACTGGGCTTGTTGTTCACGGATGGCGTCAAGTTCACGCCTGTCCCGTTCGATCTGCCGTTGGAGAAGCAGTTCGTATTCTTTCTGTATGTCAGTCTGCGGTTCGCCCTGTACGTTAAGTTCTCGCTGGAATTCGTACACCCGCTTCTGAATTCGGTCAATCCTGTCTTCGAGTTGTTCTTCCCGAGTGATCATGACCGCTATTTCCCACTCTTTGTGTTCGCCTGTCATGACGGGGCGGGGAACTCCAACCTCATCAATCAGCACAAAGAAGGTCAGGATGGAGACAATGACGCCAATATAAAAACTAGCCATCTTCCACCCCTTCATTAGTCGTCCTCACCCCTGTCATAGCGATGAAGGACATCAATAACTGCGGTACGGGCACGACTTATGCCCTCAATCTTGCCGATCAGGAACTGGTACTGGGCATAGTCCTCAACGTTCCGCCCTGTCCTTACGACCTCCTCAAGGTCCATCAACATGTCATTGAGAGCCTTTTCGACAAGCTCCTCAATGCTGCGGATCATTCGCTGTCACCCCTTGTAAAGGGGGTTTCCCGCTCAATCTTGCGAGCCTCAAGGGCTTTCTTGTACTCCATGTCCTTTTCTTGCAAGAACCGCTGCTTCTTGAGGTCATCGTTCCGGGCAAGGTCTTCCACGAAGCGACGAGCCATATCAACGCCCGTTGTCTGGTCCTTGCTGGCACGATCCGCACGGCGTTCGTTTTCGTCAGACCACGCCTTGAGCATTTCAACCATAAGCTCGGCACCCTTCTGGCGCTCTTCGCTGGCCAGTTCTGCCTTCTTGTGTTCCATTTCCCTGATAAGGTTTTCGTACAGGAACTCGGTCTTGGCGGCATCGGCCATCTTCTTGCGAGCCAACTCGCCTTCCTTGACATCCAGTTCCCGGTTCTGCTGCTGGATAACCGGGTCTTCCTGAGAGCGGGCAATTTCAAGAGCCTTGGCTTCTGCCACGTCCTTATTAAAGAGTTGAGCAGCAGCCTCGGCAACAAGCTTGGACAGTCTGACTTCAACTTCTGGCGGGATCGGCTCGCCATAAGGCGGTAGCGTTGTGCCCATTTCTTCTTCGATTTCCTGACGATACTTGTGAGCAAGATGCTCAACAACGTGCGCAGCAAGTGCCGCCATGATACCCGGAGCGTTGGGGTGCTCTTTTACCATTTCCGCAATCTTCGGGTCTTGGGACGCCATCATGTGGGCAGAAATATGTGCTTCATGGTCCTGATATGAGTGAACGCGCACGGGCTTGCTGGTCAGGATGTTCATGTTCTCTGACACAGGATCGGTCGGAACGAGTTCATCATCGGTCGGCACCAGCTTCTCAGGATCACGCATGTCCATTGCATAAAGGAAGCGACGGTGCAATTCCGGTAGATCGTAAAGGTGCGGTGCAGTATTCGCCAAATCGAGTGCCGCTTGGTTCTGCACGATGCGCATTCCCATCGTTGCTGCATTGGGATCGGCTGTCGGGATCACATCAACACGGCCATCAAAGTCCTGCTGCTTGTTCGGCACCTGACCGTCTTCTTCCGGCTCAAGCTCGTATGGATAAGGCGTATCATCTTCACCAATAAGGTCATGGAGAAGCTTGAATTCCTGCTTCTGGCTGTCATGGAACCGGGCCTGCACAGCACTCATGTTTTTAAGCGAACGCTCCAGAATGGCCAATGTGCTCCCTACAGGTGCCTGATTGCTCATTTCGGAAATATTTGCGTCAGCCAGCGAGGCAAACCGACGACCATCGTCAGCAATGTCCTTGAGCAAGGCGTGTAGCGTCGGGCTTGGCTCCTTGATCGGGAGTGGGAGAATGTTGTCCCGAATGGAACCGTGGGTAACTTCAACGTCACGCCACTCACCCGGCGCTACTGGCATGTCATCGCCGCCCATAACTCGGAGGCCGCGAGACTTAAACCCGCCCTGCACATTGGCAAGTGTACCTGCGTCAAGAAGTTGCCGCAGGATTGATGTTGCCGACTTGGCCGTGGAGCCAATCAGGTGGGCTAGGCCATAGCCATAGAAACCCATTCCCGGCACATAATAGTAATGCACAAAGTGCTGGCGACGGTTCTTATGGGGATCGTCTTCCAGCCAATTGCGACGAATAGAAAGAACCCTTCCTGTAGCACGATCAATCGTGATCACATATGGGAGGGCCAATCCACCCATATCTCCAGCAAAGGGATCGTCAACCGGTAGCTCGTAGTCCACGAACATTTCAAGCAGTTCGTGCCGGTTGTCTTTGTCATAGGTGGCCCGGACGCCACTAAGGCTGTCCTTTTCGTCTTCAACTTCGCTGTAGCGCGGAACGCCAACAGGGAGGTTCATTTTCTTGTAAAAGCCAACATGTTGCAGCTTCTTCACTTCGTTTTGCGATTTACGCATAACGTGAGTGTATCGACCGCATGTTCTCAGGTCCGCAGTTCCGTACTCAACGACAAAATCTTCTGCCGGAACGAACATGGCGGCAGGACGGCCAAGAACAGGATCAAGATAGTTCTTGCGGAAAGAAGACCCTGCCAAGGCCATATTAAAGATAAGCTTCTCAGTTTCAGCACGATACTCTGACATCTGCTCTGTCAGCGTATAGTTCATGTAATCTTCAACCCGCTTGGCTTGACGCTGCAAGGGCAGGGTTTCCTTGCCCATCAGCTTTGATCTGACTGGCCCTCGTGCCGGGAATACCTCTTGGATAATCTGGCTCTGAAAGCTGACCAGCGCCTCGGGAAGAAGGGGGTGGAAGACGCCCGACGCACCATCCCATGGCTCGGTGCGCTCTTCGATTTTAAGTCCCAGTTCCTGCATTCCCTGCTTGAGGGTTTTCGCCCATTCTTCACGGGAGTTCAGGTCTGCTTCATAGTCAGCAAGTAGTTGGCCTCCAATCTCACTAGCATCACTGTCGTCAAGCTGTTCAGCGATGTTGGAGTTAAAGTCATCGTCAAGTTCTGGCGGTAGATCGTAGCCATCAATGGCCACGACCATACCGTCAATCTCGGTATTGTCGATAGGAACATCAAGCTCCATTGCAGCCATCAACGCCTCGTCATCAGAGAGGGGCGATTGTAGGGGTTTGTCTACAGCCATTAGTAATACGCTCTTGTTTTCCTGTGTCGGACTGTTTCTTCGTCGGCCCAGTCATTCTCAAGGGCAATAAGACCACCTTGCCTGAAACGCATGATGGCCTGCGTGGTGCTATCCACATAATCGTCGTGTTCGCCGTGGGGAAACGCTGCACATTGATTGATTACATCCTGTGCAAACCTTCTCCCTTCGGGTGCCCAAACCCGTTGCGAATAAAAGATGTCGCTAACCGAATTAACACGAGCAACCTTGTCGTTGCCCCGTGAAGGACTGAATTCTGCCACCGGCACGCCGGTCCTGCGCAATTCAGCAATAAGAGGAAGTCCCGCAGCCTTGCTTTCAATGATCACGCTGTCAGGGTTCCACTGATTGTATTCTTGTAAAGCCTTTTCCTTGAGTTCAGGAAACTCCCAACGGTCCTGCTCGGCATCCAGCAAAATTATGTTCGGTAACAATTTGCCGGTTTCCGGGTCTTCGTAGTTGAAAACACCCCATGTCGTGAGCGCCGAAAAGTCAGCCGTTTGCGATTTCAAGAATGCCGTATCCCATGATTGCAGGATATAACTGCACCGGGGAGGAGCTTTCTGTTCCCACATGCGCCACCATTCGCGCTTGATCAGAGCGCCCTCTTCTGAGGTCGGTTGCTGCTGGTACTGCGCTTGCCAGCGTTGCGGGGAAATACTAGCCCGTGTTGCCTTTAGCTCATCAAGGGACCAGAAGGATGGCCATATTGGGCGCTCTTTTTCTGTGTTCTCATCCAGAATGGCTGGCAGTTCAAAGACCTCCCATTCATCACCACCGGATGACTTTATGCTTTCCTTGAGAATGCGGCCTGTCAGGTCTCGCTCATCCCACCGGGTTTGCACCAGAATAATGGACCCTCCCGGCTGCAAACGCTGGCGAGGGCCTGTCATGTACCAGTCATAGGCGCTCTCAAGCAATGACGGGGACATCGCGTCCTGTTCGGAGTGTGGATCGTCAATCACCAGAAGATCGGCACCGCGACCCGCCAAAGCGCCACCAACACCAACAGCGTAATACTCACCGGCATGGTTTGTTTTCCATCGACCGGCTGACTTACTGTCTGCACTCAATTCTGTGCCGGGGAATACCTCGTGATATTCTTCGGAGTTCACAAGGTTTCGCACCTTACGGCCAAAATCCACAGCAAGGTCTGCCGTGTGCGATGCCTGAATGATCTTTTTGCTTGGTGCCCTGCCCAATGTGTAGGCCGGTAATAACCAAGAAGCAAACTCTGACTTGGTGTGACGGGGGGCCATATTAATAATGACCCTCTTTTTCCGCCCTTCGATCACATCATCAAAAAGTTCTGCCACCTTCCTGTGGTGGGCACTCTCAATGAAGATCGGCCAGACCCGCTTTACAAAATCCAGAAAGTTGTGCCGCGCCCTGTCTAGGATTGCGGCCTCTCCAAGATTGGCCACAAGTTCCAAGAGTTCTAGGCGGTCCTTATCTGGAAGGTTTTGGGATGCACTCAGAGCCTTAACGATCTGCTGCAACTCTGGGGATTGCTCAAGACTTATGGCGACCACCTTAATAAAAAGGCCCCTCCACAAGGGAAGGGCCTAGTCTGGAAGGCGCGGGTCGGAAAAGTGTATTAAGGACACCACCCGCTGATTTTAGCAGTTTGGCTTAACTTGCCTTGTTCGTCAAGTGATCAATTGCTCCAACGGTATATCCGCTGGTCGAATTGTCCTAGCCAGTCGTTTCCCAGAACCTTTTGTGAGATATCCAGCCTCAATCATGCGGTTTACACAATAGTGCGCCGATGACCGTGAGGACAGGTTAGCTCCCTCCGCAATGTTCTGGTAAGACGGTCCATGACCATGATGCTTCCAATACCGCTTAATAAATTGATATACGCGGCTTTGTGTGCTGGTCATTTTATTTTCCATTTTTTCTGTCAAGCAAGCCCTTGAAGTACCGAAACCCGATATAACCACCGAGCAACAGCACCGCAACAAGGGCTAACCAAATTAGTCCTTCCCATTCCATTGCCTATTCTCCTTTTTGAAGTGTTGATCCACTCTCTCAAGTACGCGCTCATAATACCTGATCGCGCTGTTCGCCGCGTGGATATAGGCGAGCATATCGTTAAGATAGTCCATAAGGTTCGTCAGGCCGTGGGGTGTGAAGCCCGGAACTCCAACATTGCAGAAGTCGGACATCCCCTCTTCGCAAAGAATGCGGTATTGCTCGAATGTTTCTTCCGTAACAGTAATCGTCCATGTCTGGGCAAACTCTTCTTCGCTAATCCGTTCCAGTGGTGCCATCAATGGTGCTGGTTTCTCCGGTGGAATTATTATCAGTTCCGGGGCGAGTGTAGCCGGTGGCACTTTCGACGCTCCGCATCCAGTCAGCAAACCAGTTATTAGTATCAATGCTGTTGCGGTAAGGGCTTTCATAGGCTTGCCTTTCAATCGTGAGGCGCATTTGGTTTAGGTCACGGTCCCGTTTCTGCATCTGTATGACAAGTTCAGTGTTTTCCTGTCGCTGCTCGGCAAGGGTTGCTTTGGCTATATTGACCTGCTCCCCCATAGTCCTGATGGTTTCTTTCTGAACCGCTATGGTAGCCTCCGCCACCGCACGGTTAGCCCGTTCGTCTTCGTACTGGTTCCATAGGAAATAGGTGGCGAGCCAAGAAACGACCGTTAATATTCCCAACCCCCCTAGCAGATAGTTCATTTCACATGCTTCCACGTAAGTCCGTATTTGATTTTTTGCACTCCCGTGAGATGAATGCCGTAATCATAGGCTATTACCTTGTGCAGCCTTGGGTCATTGCGAATTGACCGAATGTCAGCTTCAGACAACTTTTGGGCAGTACTCGTGTAAAGATGTGTCGGGCTGCAGCAGGCCCTGTTATCACAATGGTGGTTTATTCGTTTATCGACCGGGATAGGGCCGACGAACACAGTATAAGCGGCACGGTGTGCGTACCAGCGTTCACCGTCCGCCATCACATACCCATACCCACCCATTTTGGCCGAAGTCCAATTCCAGCATCCACTGCCGCAGACTATAACCCTGTCCCAAATAAGTTCCTTATTCAGTACGTTTGGCACGCCCCTTGTCATCTACCATCTTCTTTTTTGTGCTCATAAGCAGCACTTCCGTAATAGGCCAAGACAACTAGGCCGGGGGTAGCAACAAAAGACGCGACGGCAGGCCAGAACCTTTCTATACGTGCCGCAACATTATCAGACATAATGCCACACACGGTCAGGATGGCACCAACAAGAAGGATAAAAATCCAAGCCTGCCACGCCATCTTCCGCCTGTTGCGGAAGCGATCTTCATTTCTTGCTTCTGGCGTACTCACACTAAGACCTTTCAATTTGTCCTAATATGTTATACTGTTGTTCTAGTCTACGAACAAGGAAAGAAAATGAAAAAGCCAACAATGCCAACTGCAAACACCCAGAAAGGGAAGATGAATACTGCCAACTTGGTGGCTATTCAAAAATACCTTGAGCATCTGCGGGCAGCAGAAACAAAGAAAGCCGAAGAAAAAAAGAATGCCGACAAGATGATGAATGCCTATCAGAAAGTCTGGAACATTGAAGGGCGCAAGCGCCGGTTCACTTCCTAGCCCCAAGGGTCTTCTTCGTACTTTCCTTTTAACCACTTTACATAACCAGTCAGCTTGTCAATAGCCGCCTTGCGCTGGTACTGCGCCTCAATCTTTGGCCGGGGGTTCCCCTCCACCATGGGAATGCTGTCATATTTTTTGACAGCATTTTCATAGGTGGTGTGTAGCGTCCACAGGTGTTGCTTTTCGTCTTCGGTCATTTTGTGCTATCCTCCCCGCCATGAGGCAGTTGTCTTTTATATTTATCGGCCTTCTTCTTGTCAGTTGTGCAGAAACCACGAGTGGCATCGAAGAACCGTACATTGATGCGCCTACAGGCGCTCACCAGTTCTGCCTTGATCATCCTGAACACTCCCTTTGCAATACTTATGAGGAGAACGACAATGGCGAACCCCAAGGAAACCAAAGCTAAAAAGAAGCCTGCCACCAAGAAGAACACCCAAACAAAAGCCCCCAAGGCAACGACGGCGGCTCCCAAGGCTCCTCCCCCCAAAGCTTCATACACACCCCTTAACTGGGATGGTAACCGTGACATCCTACTCGGTGCCCTGCGCCACATGCGACGGCACTTTATATGGACATCAGACATGGCCAATTACGGCAAGGTCGAAGACTGGCGTATCCCCGAGCTTGAAGGCGGCAAGATACGCGATGACTGTGATGGCTTCGCACTTTACTGCTACAACATGCTGGAAGAGGACATGCCATCCCTTCGCAAAAGTGTTTACCCGATGGTGTGCCTGACGCCCGGTGGCTGGCACATGGTTCTTGCAGTTGAAACCGACAAGGGTATTCGCTGCATGGATAACCGGCAGGACGGTATGCTTAATGTCCGGCAACTGCAACGGCAGGGCTATGAAAGCTTCTACCGTCCGCAGGCAGGACAGCCGATTACAAACTCTTGGGAAGCTGTTAGTGCCTGAAATCTTCATGGTCCTTAAAAGATGACCGAAGTGTATTGGTCAGGAACTCAAGGCGCTCTTCCACGACTGAATTGGCATGTTTTAGCTCTTTTATAGCCTTTGCCATTTCTACAAACTTGAGCGCGTAAAGGGGCCATATCTCAGCCCACCCGTAGACTGTGGCCTCCCGCAGTCCCATTTCCCGTGCCAGCCGCGCTTTTGACCAGCCAAGGTCAACAAGAAGGCTCTTTGCTTCAATAGCGTAAAGGCGATCCCACTTTCTCATGTCAGTTCTCCATTTCCCATGGGTCAAGAACAGGGACTTCACGCTCTACCGGCTCTGGTGCCGGGAGCGGTGGCTTGACCATTTCCCACTCGCAGGAGCATTCTTTTTTCCTCGGGCAGTTTGTGTATGGTAGGCGGAAGGGTCCGCCGTACCGGGCACCAGCCACTGTCTTTCCATCCATGCTTTTCGCTAACCGGCAGGTTTCGGAACCCGTGACCAGTCGCCACTTACCATGATCCATGATGCCCTCAATATTTTTCTTGAACAACAGAAGAACAGATGATAGGTTTATGGACAGTTTTGGTCAATAGCTAATGCGCTATTATCAAAAAAACAGATGGTCAGCACCTCTCTTGGTAAAGGAAAGTGCTGTTCATCAGGGGCAGAACGCGAAGCGCCAAGGTGTAGCCTTTCACCTGAGACCTCATTTGCTGGCGATGGGGGTGCCAAGCGCCAGCCTGCCCCACTAAGGGAAGGGAAGATATGGACGACACAAAAAAACTTGAACTGGCGCGTGATTACCTGTGGAAAAATCACCCTGACTATTCGCTGGGCAGTGCCGTCAACAGGGCTATGCGCGAACTAAAAGAGTTTGAGAAATACAAGCTCAGTCGCATGAGCCGAAAAGCAGACCCACAGACATCAAAAGACGCCGCCAAGAAGGTGGAGTTAAAAGAAAAGCAGAAACAAGTCCTTGCTGCATTCAGGAATGCTGGCAGCGACGGACTTACTACTTCGGAACTTGATGACTTGTTCAGGCCCGAATGGGGGAACACATCAACCGCTCGCACCCGCAGGAAAGAGCTTGCTGACCTTGGTCACATAAAAGAAACCGAAGCAACACGAACAAACAGGCGTGGTAACGCAGAAATTGTATGGGTGATAAAATAATGATGACTGGCATCAGGTCTAGGCATCGGGTCTTGACGAAGGCTGAGGCCGAGAAGGTTCGTCGTGATATCAAGGCTGAGTTCTACAGGAGCGTCATTCGTGTCAGGGGACAGCCTGACGGCTCCTATGTGATTACGGAATATTACCAGCCGGGAAATGGTTATGCGAAGAACGGTCCCGAACAACTGGAAAAAGACAAAGCGGCCACTACGCACGGTGAGGACGAAGTGCTGGGATCGCCGGAATTCAAGAGGGATTAGCAATGAAACAGGTGTACGTAGAGATAACGAGCCAAGATGGCGATGCTGTCGGTGCCTATGTGAATGTAGAGCCGCCCAGCCCGTCGCAAGGGATGGGCGCAAGCCGTATTTGAAGCAAACGGGAAAATAAACCCTGACTAAATTTGACCCACCTAAACCAGTGCAGATCCGTGCTGGGAGTGAAGCGGTG